TCAGCGTGCCAGCTTATCGTTAAGCATCAGCACCTGTTCGCCATTCATTTCTTCAATCCACGCACCGTAGACTTCATAAACCATTTGCGCGTTTTCATGCCCCATCTGGCTGGCTATGAAAGACGGGTTAGCGCCGGCAGATAAAAGCCAGCAGGCAAAAGTATGCCGCGTATGGTACGGATTCCGGCGGCGAATACCAGCACGTTTTACAGCTGCGTTAAATCTGGAGCCGATACTCGATAAAGAGTAGTAGGCCTTCTGTATGCCCTTGCGCATCCTGGGCATGAAAACAAATCGCAGGTTTTGATATTCCATCGCACCATACTCTCGGTGATGAAACACAATCTCGGTTTTGGACTGTAACGAAGTCAGCGTACGCTGTGCCTTCAAGGCCTCTAGCGCTGGCTCTAATAGCGTGATAACTCGATCACCTGCATCGGTTTTTGGTGGGACGAACATTCCTAGCGCATTAAGGTTGCGCTGTATATGAGCCGTACCTTTTTCCCAGTCGATATCTTCCCAGGCAAGAGCTGCAAGCTCTCCATGACGGACACCAGTATAAACTGCGAACGTCCACATATTGAGGCTTTGGCCACGCTCGGATTCCGCAAGCAAACTAAACTCCTGCTTCGTTAAAGGATCCGGTTTTACTTTCCCTTTGTGTAGTTTCTTGATCCCTTCAAAGGGTTTGCCACTGATAAAGCCAGATTTGTGTGCAAACCGAAGAAGGGAGCACAGAAGTGATATATAGTTATTCACGGTACGCACAGTGCGTCCCTGTTTGTTACTTCTCGGATTTGCCAGGTAAAGTGTCTCACCGTTCAACAGCTCCTTTCTGTATTTAAGAATGTCGCTGTGGCGTATAGTTGAAACAGGCGTATCTCCGTTAATGATGTGCATTAACGTACCGAGTTGTGAGCGAGTCTTACGCATCGTGTTCGCGCTAATTTCGGTTTCTTTAATGCTCGTCCATAGTTCACACAGTTCTGAAAAGGTTTGAACTGAAACAGTGGTTACGGTTTTTTTTGCTCTGGACGATGAAGGAAAGCGCTGGTGGTAATCAAACTCTCCAAGGTTGATCTCACTAACGATCACAGCCCGAAGATTCCCGGCTTTTTTGATGTTCGCCGGGGTGTTAATCCAACCTTTGAGAATTTCGCGGCAACGCTTTCCCCGGTACATAAACCAGATACAAATCTTATTGTTTCTGATTTCGACACCTGTAGGCAAAGCTGCCATCTTACGCATCCCTTATTAACTGATTAATTCTCGGATAGTTGTACCAGGTTGTGCCACGCAAGGTTTTTTCTCCGGAAGGAGAAACCCGTTTAAAATGGACACCTTCCACCCAACAGCCCTGGCGATACTTCTCAATCTGTCGTTCGGTCAGGCCTGTTTTTTCTGTGAGTCTTGCGCCAACAACCCATTCTTCGTTAAAAATTACCTGCGACATAGTTCACCTCAGGTAACCGGCATGAGTATAGATATGCCGGTCTGTAGTCGTTGATATTTCAGTTTCAGTTTGCCTGGCCGGGCAGGGAGCGCAGTCGGCGCATGCCGGTCATTGCTGTGGCCACGTAGCTTGCCTTGCAGTTGACCACTTCAACCCAGACCTTCACGCCTTCCACTTTCACCGTATAGGTCTCTTTCATCTTGCTGCGCCCATAGTCACCATATCTTTGCTGGTGGGCTGCGAGTGCGATTTCACATGCCTGGCGAGCTAAAGGGGATTGCTTACTGCCTCGATTAATCAGTCGCATTTCTTCTCCTTGAGGGAGGGTTTCCCCTCCCGATCTCGTTAGTCCACGTATTCCGGTTTCATATCCGCCAAGATGATGCTGAACTGACCATGCAGTTCGTCGCCCAGATGGCGTTTCGACGATGCAAGAACGCGCTCTACTTCTGCGAACCGCTCAGCTGCATCGGGCTCATCTGAAGGTGGCAAGGAATTGATGGCTGCTTCGACTTTGTTCCGTGCATCAACCAGGTAATAACGTTTCACAGCCTTGTTTTTCAGCTCAGTGAACAGGGCAGAACCCAGCGTTACTTTCACGGTTTCAATATCTGCGCGCAGAGCTTTAGCGCTATCCACGTCCTGAGCCGCCTCGATGCGATCACGGAAATCATCAGCAAGTGCATCGATGTTTTGAGCTGATTCCTGAGCCGTTTGAGTAGTAGTGACGTTGTCACCTGAAATATCTGCAAGGCTTACGTGCTGCGCCGGTGCTGGATTTACCTCTCGTTCTTCACGGCGATCATCCAGTTCATCCGGGGTGTAGACGCCCAGAATCACATCCGGGCAGAACAGTCTCGCCCAACGTTTGACGGCCAGATATGCCAGCTGCTGGCGAGGGTCATCAGCCCATAGGGTAGAGTTTCTGGTGCGGGCCTGAGCCAGCAGTAAATCAAGTTCCCTCGGCTGCTCTTCGCCTTTCAGAGTTGCGCGGATAATGATGCCGATCCCTGCTTCGTCTGCCATGGTCCAACCCGGAACGCGGTACTCGCCTTTGTCGCCTTTACGGATATTGAATTTTCCAACGACCTTTTCCCATGGCCCGTACCATTCATATTCAAAGCGGCTGGCCAGCACGCCGCTTCGTGAAATGACGGCATTAACCAGCTGCGCTTCATACCCGAGCACACCGTTAATCAGGTGCGTCTTCTGCGCCACGGCAAAGGGATTCATCTGCCACTGTGCCGCTTGCATCGCTACAGCCATGCAGTCGGCCTGATTGCCCTGCAGGTGTTTAGGAACGGTGGCGGTGCCCTGCGCCATAATCTGTGCGAACGTGCTGATGGCGTTCAGATATTGGGAATCGAACAAAGCCACGTTGGAGTTAATAACGGTGTTCTGGTCAGCAACGGTAACGTTAGTGTTATGCATAAATCCCCCTTAAGCCTGAGCGCGCAGCGCTTCGAGGCGGCGCAGGTCGAAGTCGTTCAGTTCATCGGTGTAATCGGTAGTGATCGGCGCTGGCCACTCGCCCGTATCGAAGCCAGTGGCGATGGCGCGCATCGTTTTGCGGTACTCGAGCATGCCCAGTTCCAGCAGTTCGGTGGATGCCTCAATGATGGCGATCCAGTGGTAGTTCTCGTCTTTGTTGACGAAAATCCAGAAGAACTGGTCCAGCGCCGCGGTCTCGCAATACATAGCCGCGCTGAGGTGGTAGTCCCGGTCAATGATTTCCCGATGCAGCCTGGCGCGCAGGCTTTCTTGCTTCACATTCCACATGCTGGTGGTTTTCAGGTCAGCACCGATACGCACGCCGTCCAGTTCAATCTCGAGGTCAGGGCGTACACGCACTTCTAAACCTGTTTCGTCGTCAAAGCCGAAGTAACTCACTTCAACAGCGCGGCTTGGATGTGTCAGCAGCATGCCAGCGGTAGGGTGCGCCAGGAGTGCAGACTGAATTGCCCGCGCTGTGGCCAGTTGCTGGCGGGTAACCAGAATCTTGTCGCCAGGGTTGTCGCGCCAGGCATCCAAAAGTTCGTCGGCGAATATGGCATCGGGCTTAACCGACTTAACAGCCTGGATCATGTCCGTTTTGGTGCCGGACACTTTCAGCGGCGTCGGTTTCTGCGCTTCCTGTGCGACCAAATCAGGATTGATGATCGCTAATTGCTCGAGTAACGCATCACGGCTGCCGCTGGTTTTAACCGGTACGGGCAGGGTGGCGTTGTACTCTTTGATGCAGGCCTTCATCGCCGTTGCTGTCTGCTTCTGGCCTTCTTCAATACGCTGGTACTCAGCAGGGAGAGCCATATAGCTTTGAGCCGTTTCTTCCAGGCTGGCGCCAAGCGGCACTTGAGCGGGAAGGGCTGCGTTGTGTTCTTCAAGCAACGCTTTAATCTCGTCTGCGCTCAGCAGTGCCGGCAGGCTGGCGTTGTACGCGTCAATGAACTCGCGCAGGGTTGCGGTGGTAGTGAAAGCACCCTCTGGGATCTCAGGCTCCACGCTGAACTCTGCATCGAGGGTTTCCGGCTGCAGTGCAAGGGCGTGCACCAGGTTCCCCATGTCCAGAACTTCGGATGCTGTGCGCGGTATAGTTTTAGCCACATGGCGCGCGTTGAAGTACATCAGGCTGACGCGGGCATCTTTTACTTGGGTTGAGCTAATACCGTTTGCTGCGTGATAAACCTCATTCGGCAGACCTTCGTAGCGGCCAGGCTCGAAGTAAGCCGGGTATTCGATTACTGGCTCTGACTGCTGCTCTTCCGGCGCTACGGTAACTGCTTGCGTATTAGCTGCATCAGCGCCTTCGCCTGGTTGTACCGGATCAGTATTTTCGACTTTCTCTGGCTTAGCCGTTTCCATCTGGACATCACTGGTGGTCTCCGCTGCGTTTTCCGTTTTTTCGACTTCATTTGAGGTGGTATTGATGCCCGGATTGTTATTTCCACCAATCAGGCCATCGATGGAGAACACGCCACTGCCGAGATTTTCAACCTGCGGTTGTTCAACTGGGGCTTCAGTCTCAACTACAGGAGTAGGCAACGGCAGTAATTCAACAGCAGAGTTAAATTCAACCGTCATGGTTTTATTCACAAACTCAAGATGAGCCGCTGGCGTGTGGTGGATATTCTCTGGTGCGATACGGATCAGATTGAAGATTGCCGCACGGTTCACCGCCAATATGCCTGGTTGATTGCGTAAGAATGAGCTCCATGACTTCCATGGTTCTTCTTTCTTCGCCACGATTTCTTTGGCACGTCGTAACACGCTTGAGGGGATTTCAAAGTGATGGAAATCCATAGGCAGTAGGGCGCATGCGATCTCAAGATCGAGGGTGTCCAGAGTGTGATGCGCGCCTTCGCCGCGATCCGTTACATAGCCACCGTCTGCATTGGTCCCAGAATCAGTGCGCTGAACATTACTGATGCGATTACCGGTAGCCCATTCGCGAACGAGAATGCCGCGGTCAATATAATCAGTCGCCGCCCAGATTCGGGTAAAACGGAGAACCAAAGCGAGTTCGTGGCGCTTCTCCTGGCTGAACACCTTGCGAATGGCGTCGGTATAGCGCCAAAGGTCTTTGGTATCGTAACCCTTAACCTCTTCGCAGTTTTCTGCCGACAGCAGCAGGTTCTGGACATAGCTATTGTCAGTGTCCATCTCAAGCGCGCATATATCTTCGTATTCTTCGCGCGTTAAGTGGTGGCGCAGTTCATCGGCGGTGAACTGGGCGAGTAGCTGCTTCCGGAACGGCATACGAACCACTGGATAACGAGTGGTTTCGTCATCATTCTCGTCAATCTGGATACCGTTATCAGGTTCCAGAACCTGATCGGTTGTAACGTCGGAGTGGCTGGTGCTTTCTGATTTGAGAAGTGTAAGCTTTCCGCTTCTCCACTCTCTAACTAACTCATTGCGGTCACCTGCATCAGCTCTCGCCCAGTCAGCCATGAATGCAGCGATAACTTCAGCTTCGTGCTTTTCATCTGGCGCGAAGACCTGCTTTATCGCCTGAACCAGTTTCCACTCAGCGTTCAGGCTGAGTTCGGCAACTTCAGGGATGTCGTTTTTCGCCAGCAGCAGGTTCTGGAGATAGGTGTTGCCTTCATCCAGTGACATTTCGCTGGCAGCCAGTTGCTGCTCTTTAGTGATATGTGACTGGTATTTGTCGCTGGTCAGGTGGACGGCATAACGAACCGCTGGAGTGCGGTTTTCAACCGGGACACTCTCGACGGTAGTTTCGACTTTAACTGTCGGTTCCGGTGCGGCAGTGTTGTCCACGGCACTAGTCGACTCAGCTCCAGCCTTTGGCAGCCAGGTGCGTCCATCGTCCTGCAGTGTGTAGCGTTTGCACCAGGTGTAATCCACGGTACTTTCTTCCGGGAGGTCGTTATACACCGGGAAATCGGTGCGAACAGGTTTGGTGTAATCCTTACCGCGGCCGGTTTCAATACCGGCATCTTCCAGCTCAACATCGAGCTGCAGGTTGGCACGGGCTTCTGATTTAGCAGTGAACCAAATCACTGCGTCTTCTTTGCCAGATTTCTGCGTAGCCTTAACTACATAGAAAAATTCCATGTGAGATCCTCTTTTTTGGATGTAAGATCCCCGGGCCAGAGATAGCGCCCATTGGGTGAACTTTGGTTTTTTAAGTAGTTTTCCGGTGTAACTTTGGTCGGGAGCACCGGACGTACGGGCCGCCTTGCGCGGCTTTTACGTTATGCCTCGTGGGCCATCTGGTCGTACGAAGCACAACGTTCAGAGCAGTATTCTTTTTCTTTGCGCGCCAGCTGTGCGCCGTTGCGATAGAGAAGGGTACTTTTGACTACCTCCTCCGGTTCAACCGGCTTGCCGCAGTACCCGCATTTCGTTGAGTTACACATCTGGATTCCCCTTTTGCGCCAGCAAGTAGCACAGGCGGCGAAGAATCACTTCGAACAAGTTAAGTTTTACGGCCTGCTGCCGTCCTGGTTTGCGTGCGAAATCAATCATTCTCACCCTCGTTTGCCTTATCGCCGGCCAGCGGAACGTTTACACCTGATGCGCGTTAATCTCTCCACCTCATCCGACTATTCGTATGCCATCGGCGGCTACTTCGTGGGCGTCCTGCCTTGGTGGTTTGTAGTGCGTCTTGATAGATGCAATTAAATCACTGGTTTATATTTGTGTCAATCTTGGATTTGTATCGGGGGTAAATCTTTGGTTTATTTTGGCATTTATGTGAAGGCCATTTCATCGCGAGGGACATAAGTCAAATGATTGAGGTTGGTTAACCTTAAGGAGTTACGCTTAGTCATCTAACTAACGGAAGGAAAGAGACAACAGTCGTTAGTCTATCGAGGCGATAGTTAGAGAGTAGAATGGTATGCTTACGAAATATAAAGCATTTAATAATAAAAAACCCGGCATGAAGCCGGGTGGGAAGATTAGATACAGCTTACAACGTTATTTACATCAGTTTCTAAAGCATCGATTTGCGCTTTATTAGCTTGGGTCGCCATGCCGTAAATGGTGTAGCTTTTATGTTGAAGACTACTTAATGGGCAACCTTCATGGTTTATGATGGCAGCGAGTGTATTGCCATCTTTTACATGCATTACTCGGTCAGTAATTTTTTCTTCAGTGAATAAATGTGAATGGGTTTTCAGCAAATCAGTTGTGATTTTTTTAATTTCTTCAGCGTGCGATTTAAAGGCTTTTGCAGCGTCTTTCTCATTCGTTCTGGAGCGGTTTTGAACAAATACATGAAGTTTAGGGAATTCAATCTTACTCTGTTTTGCTTCCTTATTGAAATCAAGGAACATCTCATCCTGTTCCGAGTTATCAATTGATACACCATAGATTAACTTAACTAAGTTTTTGATTCCACGGATAGATGCTGCATCAGCAGTACAAGGGATTATAACTCTATTTGACGCAACAACACCGAGTTCAGTATAACTCGCGAAGCTTGGATTGCAATCAATGAAAAAGGTTTTAGGTCTTTCAGAAATTGTTTTGTCAGCTTCAAAAGAAGCAATTAGATCTATTAATAAAGAGCGACTTTTTTTCCAGGCTTCTTTGACTGGAGAAGAACCAATATGAGCAATTAGACGTGAGCAAATATCTAAATCCACATCACCAGGTAACAGATATAAATTAGGTGGCATTTTAGCATTTACTGAATCAGCCTTAACAAAATAAGAAGATTCATTACCTAATCTAGAAAGAGGAGATTTGCTGAACCGCTCTTTGATATATCCAGCGATAGTTGTATTTCTGTCCCTGAGTTGGTTAAGGTTTTCTTCACCAACACCATTTCCCCCAAGGATAATTTCCGAAACGTTTGATTGCGGGCAAGCATCAATAACTACAACGTCTTCATTCTCATGGGCAATCGCATACTCAACTGCAAGGTTGTATGTAAGAAAAGTCTTTCCTACACCACCTTTGTTGTTCCAAATCAAGTATTTTTTGTTTGTATCAATCATATCATTAGCGACTTCAACCGTTTCTGTTTCCATAATCATATCCTAATTTGCTGTATCCATAAAAAAAATATTAACGTAAAGATGGCATTAACAAAAAATTAACATTTTGGTGCGAAAAGCCTGAAGCTAATTAGCCCTAACGAGAAGTATGAGTAGATGGTTTAAGGTTGAAACCAAACATTCATATTCGAATTTTATTGTTCAAATTCAAATGGATGAACGCATCCCATCCTTGTGGTTGCAACCTTTCCCATCTAAACATAAACATCATTTACTAAAGACCCACATCTTAAGATGTCTGGAAAATGATTAAACAAGTAGTAATGCGTTTAGAAGAGTTAACAGATTAAGCGTTACTCAGGCTCACCTTTAACTCTCCTGCTCATGTATTTTTCATAAAGAGCGTCAAGTTCTTTCAACCTAATAGAAAAGATACGCAACATATTTTGTTGTTCTTCTTCCGGTAACTGGCGGTAGAGTTCTAAAAGCTTCTGCTCATCCTGCTTGAGTCCATCCTTTTCATTTACCTCTTCCCCTAAAAGCCATGCCACAGATATCCCTACCGCATCAGCGATTGCAAGAGCAGATTTTTTGCTTATTACGCCTTTTTTAAACCAGCCGTTCACGGCCTGAGGTGTAACTCCAGCGATTCTTGCCATATCGGCTTTTGTTACTCCACGAGCATTGATCTCGTTGAGCCTTTCTACCAGTACCTGGTTGGGTTCTTCTTTTCTCATAGGCCCATTGTAAATATTTGGTTTATACACTCAATAAAGTCTGGGTTTGTAATTTGTATAAATCTGTGGTTTACTTTTTCTGTGAATAAGCAGGAGAAGACAATGTCCGCACTCGATAAAGCAATCAAAGCCGCTGGCTCAGCCAGAAAACTCGGTCTCGCGCTTGGCGTGACGAGTATGTCTGTAAGTCATTGGAAGAATCGTGACCATGGGATAGTCCCGCCAAATTACATCTTCCCCATTTTCAAAATGACAGGTGTTACCCCCCACGAGCTGCGCCCAGATCTCTACCCAAACCCCACTGATGGTTTACCTAAACAGGAGCCTTAAAATGCAGACTGTTTCATTCCAAGAGAATAACAGAGCTACTTCTAATCCACTGATATTCCCGTGTCATGAAAGCGAGCCGGTATATCGGGAGATCGAGCATCGCGATATATGCTCAGCGGTCCGTGCTTGGGCAGCAGCAGAAGGGCGAGTTTCTGTTGCACTTCAAATCCAAGAGGCGGCGGAAGAACTTCAACTTGATGGCGTGGATTTGTCAGGCCAGGCAGATGTCTGGAACGTGAAACTGTTCCGTTGGCTGGACAACAAAGAAGACTCCGCATCGTACCGAAAGAACGTCGAGCAACTCGTGCCCGCGATCATGTCTGTCTTACCTCTTCGATACCGCGACCGTGTCGTTAAAAACGACTCGTTTGCCTACCGCATGGCCAGGCTGGAAAAAGAGGTGAGTGAGGCGAAGCAAGCTCTGATGCTCGATGCACCGAAGAAGGAAAAACTGAAGGAGTTAGGCGAGGGGATTTTTGAGATGTTCCGTGTCGATCCGGACCTTACGGCGCCGCTGTTGGCAATGGTGACAACCATGCTGGGGGCAATGTGAAAACTTCTGAAAAGGCGAAAGCCGCGGTGCTCGAACACCAACGGCTTTCAGGTGCAAAAACGGAGTGTAATTGCGGAGCTAAGTATGTCAAACACAGCTGAAATTATCAATTTCCCCCACAGAACCGAACAACCGGGAGGTCGTATGGCCGACCTGTCGAATGGGTATACCAAGGTCGCAAACGAGATCCAACAGCTCAAGCCTCGTCTGAGAATGTCAGGCCGTGAGTGGCAGTGTTTTGAAGCGGTGATCTGGCTTACCTACGGCTGGAACAAGAAACAGGACCGCGTTACAAACACGGTGATCGCTGAGCTTACAGGGCTGAGTGATTCGCATGTTTCTGATGCGCTCAAATCGCTCGCAGAACGCAAAATTATCTTCAGTCAAAAGCAGGGAGTGATGAAAACTGTCGGTATAAATACTGACCTTTCCGCCTGGGTTTTAGACAAACCGAAAACGGGAAAAGTCTTCCCGAAATCGGGAAAAGTGTTACCGAAAACGGGAAAAACCTTCCCGGAAACGGTAGACACCCAAGACTATAACAAAAACAATATTAAAATATCCTCGTCTCGGAATTCTGACGAATCCCGAAACCAGAAAACTCAAAAGTTTCTCTCTCGCCATCCTGAAGCTGCCGCCGGGATATACACCCCTGCAGGTAAATCATGGGGATCCGCTGACGACCTCAAGGCCGCTCGCTGGATTTACGACAGGCTTCTCACCGTCAACGCTTCGCTATCCGAACCAAACTGGGCTGAATGGGCAAACACCATCAGGCTGATGCGTGTTCAGGACAATCGTACTCACTACGAAATCTGCGACCTGTTCCAGTGGGCCAACAGGGATGAATTCTGGAAAGACAATATCCTGAGCCCTTCGAGTTTGCGCAAGCAGTGGGATCAACTCACAACCAAACGGCTGCGCGCAACCGGGGCGGCAAAGTCATCGCGGGGCGGCGTTGACCTGCATAACACCGACTGGATTGACGGGGTGCTGGAATGAAAAATCTTGCCGAGAGCATTCGCAATTTTGAGAGGGAACAGGCTCGCCGCGTGGCGCACAACATGCCTGAGCAGTACACCGAACGCGAACAAACGCAGCAGGTGGCTCAGATTATCAACGGGCTGTTCGTACAGCTGGCAGCCGCGTTCCCGGCAAGCTTGGTTAATCGCAGCCAGGAAGACGTGAACGAGATCCGCCGTCAGTGGGTGCTGGCCTTCAAAGAAAACGGGATCACCACTCTGGAGCAGGTTGAAGCCGGCATGCGCATGGTGCGCCGTCAGGAACGCCCATTCCTGCCTTCGCCAGGCCAGTTCATCAAGTGGTGCAGGGAAGGGCGCTGCGTGCTGGGGATCACCGTCGCTGATGTGATGGCCGAATACTGGAAGTGGCGCAAGCTGGTGTTTCGGTACCCGAGCAGCGAGCAATATCCGTGGCCGAAGCCGGTTTATTACCACATCTGCCTTGAGCTGCGTCGCCGCGGAACTGATGGCCAACTGAGCAACAAAGAGCTTGAGCGTGAAGCTGGAGAAATACTGGGTATGTGGGAAAAGCGGGTGCTGGCCGGAAAGCCGATTCCGCCTATTCGTCGGGCGTTGGCTGCGCCAGTTGATCCGAAAGGGCCGACACCGGCGGAGCTTTTGAAAGCTAAATATCAGCGGATGAAAGCAGATGGCAGGGCATAGTGAGGAAATGGTCTGTTATGAGCGAGAAGCGGACTCTACCGTGGATTTTATCAACACTCAGGGATTGCTTTTAAAAATTGTTATCCAGTTTTACTGCATGAGGTATCCCATAATTGTCCTACCGTTTTACTCATTTTTTGTCTCTTTTATCTATGACATCAATGGTTAAGATTACAACGTCTGAGCAGACGTACTAATTTAAATTCTGTCATTCAGTCGTAGCGATTCTGTGAGGCATCTTTTTATTTTAAACAACTCAAAAAGGTGGAAATAACGATGAAGCGTCCAAACTGGTTTCAAGTTTCCGATAAAGGTGGCAAGGCTATAGCAGCGCTCCATCATTACGCCACTACTGGTACAGGTTTACCTGCCGAGCTGATCCATTTAATTTTTTTAAGAGTTTCCCAGATCAATGGTTGTGCACACTGCATAGATATACATACTCGCGATCTTATCAAGAGTGGCATGTCCGTCGAAAAGATTGTATTGGTGCCTGTCTGGCGAGAAGCTACCTATTTATTCTCGGATATAGAGCAAGCTGCCCTCTCATGGGCGGAAGAAGTTACCCGTGTTAGTGAAACACATGCTTCCGATGAAGCATATTCCGCAGCGCTTTCTGTATTCGGTGAAAAAGATTTGGTTGAACTTACCATTGTTATTGCCACCATGAATGCCATTAATCGTATGGGTATTAGTTTTCGAATGAAGCCGCTTGCTAAAGCTTGACAGATGTAAATAGCTCCCATAAGGGACTCTGGAGCTATATTAAAGTCTGCTTCTGGCACACAAATGACATCCCAGCCTGTGCATGACCGTAAAAACTACCTTCACTTGATAAGCCGCTTCGGGTTATGACGAGGCGCTTGTGTGACATGCTGGAAAACCAATTTAGGCGTTTACTGAAAGCCTGGTTGTCCTCAAGTGAAACGACCCTTAGAAATTTCTATGGCGAAATAATCACATAAGTCTTCTCCACGTGTGTTATAAGCGAGTTTGAAATCGCCACCACTGGCGGTTAAGAGGCATCTCATGAAACTACGCATCACAAGAGCAATCGGCCTCAGCAAGTTCTCGCCACGTTGGGTTAAGGTTATCTGTTTACGGTTGACTAAAAACGATATTGAGCGCTCCCTCAACGCTCTTCTGGCCACAATCGATGAATCTGAACTTACCCCTGAGCAAGTCAAAGCATTAAGGGAATGCATTGACAGAATTAACATCGCAAGGGGGAAGGGTATGCAGGCGTGAGCACGTTTGATTAAAGGTAAGCCAACACTGTATTTGCGCGGCGCGTTTGCTGCGCAAGTATCGCTGACCGTTCGATACCAGCTGAGCTTTTAAAGCCAAATTTAATTGGATCAATGCTGGTGTGAGGAGATAGAGATGAACTGGTTCCTGTGAGCGAAAATGAGGCCAACAATCCAAGCCTGCTGGGTTTACCGTTATCAACTGAGTACTGAAGCATTGCCTTTGCACCCGCCGGATCCGCTTACATTTCCCTATGTATTAGTTCACCCGCTTCCAGCTTGACACCCACCGAGTATGACTGCGTTAATCCTATGAAAAAGTAATAAGTCTACAAGTTCTTTTTAACATTCGCTGAATTCATTAGATTCTGGCCAGAAGATCTTCAAATATCCATTTTTATCATATTTTGAAAAAAGATTGCCCTGGAAGCAAAATATCCCAGCGGATTCGAGCCACATCCATTCTTCTTTCTGCTCGACTCCTGTAGCACAGATTCTTATTTCCAAAAGTTCACAGCAGCGGATTAAGCTTAGGAGTATAGCCTGCTTGGAACCTTCTTTATGTATATTGTGTATCAGTTGCGGGTGTATTTTGAGCTTCTCAGGCTGGAATTTCGAAAGAAACAATAAACCTGCATTACCCATACCAAAGTCATTAATAGCAACGCTTAATCCGCAACTTTTGAGTATCTGCACTGAATGCGCGAACTCATCAATTTCAGGGATTATTTCGCTCTCTGAAAACTCAACTATAACTTGTTCTGGGTATAAGTTACTTTCTCTGATATAATCGAGCAATATTTCAATCGCATCAGGCACCCTCAGTAAGGTTAAAGGCAGGAGTGTTATTGATACTCGTTGTGAAGAGGTAATGAAACTCCCTACGATTTTTAACAAGTCTCTCTTCGATTCCAAATCAAAAAATAAATTATTGGCTTTAATATCGCCTTTATCTGATTTTGCACTCAAGACAAAAGAATGAATTTGAGCAGCCAGAGGGTCTATAACTGCATGCATGTCTTCGATAATATCGGGATCAACCGATGATACATTTATTTGATCGGATGAAAAAAACCAACTGAATCTATCAGGAAGTTCATAATAGCTGTCTGTCTCAGCAGAATCTATAAATGTACGGAAAAACCGTAATGCTCTGTCGTTGTAAAGCAATTTATGTTGGGTTGTTCCACGTTGAAGAACCCTGTCCAGACACTCTTCTTTACTGAATAGTCTTATATCAATTAATTCCATGCCTGAGCGACCAAATCGTCGATAGGGGGCATAATCGGATAAGAGTTCTACAATGTTAAAGTGAAGTGCATCCATACAAATTTTTTTATAGATTTGCATTACAGCGGTTTCATCTCCTTCCAGAAGCTGTAAGAAATGAACGCCATTAAAAAGTAAAACACCAGTTACCCCCGCACGTTCATTTCGGGAATTGGCTTCACTAACCATGTCAACTATGGATTGAATTGGTGTATCAGCTCGCAGGTGGCTTCGGTAGATGAGAGTGGTAAGCATAGTTGCACACTTTAAAGGATTTTCTACTAAAGTAGCATGCGAAAGGTCAGTTAGGGCTATTTAACTGAAAAATTTACAAAAAAGAGTCCGGTAACATTAAAATTGTCCATGAAGAGTAAAATGCTTCACAAAAAACCATTCAATAACCGTGGTTAAAGCCCGCGAGATATGTTTGGCTCTGCAACATAAAAATTGCCTGGTATGCGCACGTGACAAAGTAAAAATTGATTCTAAGATTTTGGTAGTGAAAATGATTACATGGAGTTTCGAATGGTTTTTATTGCGGCTTTAACTTTATCTTTTCTTCTGTGTGTAGCGGGCCTTATCTTCATTTTGCTGGAGTTAGTTAGCATAGGCTGCAACCCTGAACGACATTGAACAATACGTGCAAGAAATCCAGCAAAATCATTGATTGAAAGGCTCTTGACCTCAAGTTAACTTGAGCTTTTAAGATGGCGATTCTGGAGATAGTCAAAGGATTAGCCTAATGAAAGAGATTGATGTCGGTTTTACGCACGTTGCGTTTGTTGTTAGAGATTTGGAAAAAAGTATCGATTTTTACGGCCGTTATGCTGGCATGGAAGTCGTACACAGGCGAGAGCCTGACCTTCCGGAGGCACGTAAAGTCGCATGGTTAAGTGACCGAACTCGCCCTTTTGCGCTTGTCCTTGTCCAGGTTGATGCTGTGACTGACACCCCTTTAGGTAATTTTGGTCACTTGGGAGTAGCTTGTTCAAGCATTGAAGAAATCGACAATAAAGTAGCGATGGCCAGAATGGAAGGCATCTTGCGAAAAGAACCGGCTCAGGCAGGCGAACCGGTAGGTTATTATGTCTTCTTCGCTGATCCTGATGGCAACACACTCGAACTTTCTTATGGTCAGAAAGTCGGGATCGAGGCTTTCCGTCAAGATGATAGAGTGCCTGCATCTCAGTAAATTTCGATAACCGGTTGGATTACATTACGCACTGGTAATGTTTCATGTCGTTTTAGAGCTTGCTGACAAATTTGTTGCTTAGTAACAGCAAGCTCCATAATAGCCTTTACGAATTTTCATTTTATAAATCTCATATCGAAACCACAATTTAGTAGTGAAACTGCACTAAACTCCTCTGAAATCTATTCAACATAACTATTGTGTAGACCACCAAATCTGAGATCTGGCCCAAATCGTTCTTAAAACCGCTACCTGCAAGCTTGGAAGCGCTCCATCCTTCTAACACTCTTTAATCGTTGCAAAATCCGTAAGATACGTTTATAAATATACTGTATATACATACAGGTGTTTGTTGCGGAGGGAAAAATGAAAATCGAGTTAGCCATTGATCGCATGAAGAAACTTCCTGATGGAGCTATACCTGCACTAGAGTCAGAACTGCTCAAAAGGCTCAGTAAGCAGTTTGATAATTGTCAGCTAACGATCAAGCGTGCCAGCAATGATGGTCTGAGTGTTTTCGGGGGCGACAAGAAAGAGGTTGAGCAAATCGTGCAGGAGACCTGGGAAAGCGCCGACGAGTGGTTTTATTAATCGCGTGAATTTCACTGGAGCAGTTTCAAAGAGTATCGCTGTTTGCGTTCCCCTGGCTGTTCCCGATTACTGTTTACCGCGTCAATAAGTCGCTCTGGGGGAAATAGTGTGTAGTGCAGATGCCTTTAATGCAGATGATCAATGGTACGACGTGGTCAGAAGGGCCGATAAAGCAGTTATCTATAGCTTCCCGGCTGAGGGCAGATATCTGGTTTATCGAGTAAATGGAATAGTTTCATTACGACCGTTGCTCGAAGAGGAAGAAATATTCACTCTCAACGGGTTTATGCAATTTGCAAAACGACTGGGGTACCGAGTTACACCACCGTCTGATATTATTATTTCATAGGCCTGAACAACCTATACCTGATGCGCCACGGAGAGAACCATGGCGCTAGAATTACAACTTATCAAACACCACTCAGGAATACTGATCCCGGCTACGCCTGAGACCAGCGATATCCTGCAATCCAAAACCCGGCTCGGCGATGTTCTTGTTGCCGAGTTCAGGCGGGTACGTAACCCGGCATTCCATCGGCGCTTTTTTGCGCTTCTTAATCTCGGTTTTGAATACTGGGAACCAACAGGCGGGGCTATCTCGAGTAACGAGCGGAAGCTGATTACCGGCTACGCCAGGTTCCTGGCTTTTTATGGCGGGAATGAGGGCGCGCTGATCGATGCTGCCGAGCAGTATCTTGAGCAGGTTGCTTATCGACGCGTCACAAATGGCATTAGCCTGTGTAAATCCTTCGATGCTTACCGCTCATGGGTAATCGTCGAGGCAGGGCACTTTGATGCCATTCAGCTACCTGACGGCACACTCAAAAAGCATCCTCGCAGCATTTCATTCGCCAACATGGACGAACTAGAGTTTCAGCAGCTTTATAAAGCAGCGCTCGATGTACTCTGGCGCTGGGTCCTGTCGCGTTCATTCCGCAGTCGTGATGAGGCAGAAAATGTCGCCGCTCAACTGCTTGGCTTTGCGGGGTGATGGAATGAAGAAGACCTGGTTCCACCATACCGATTGCAGCACCGAACAGGCCGACGAACTGGTTAAGCGTTACAAAGCGCGCGGCGTTCGAGTTGAGCGCAGCCTTAACCCGGATTACGTGACCTGGACTGTCAGTGCATTCTTGCCGACCTCAAATACACCAGCGCGCCCGGACAGCCGCTGGCGAAACCGGATGTGGGGGTGAACGTGAAGACATATCAAATCACTTTGCCATGGCCGCCGAGCAATAACCGGTATTACCGGCACAACCGCGGCCGCACGCACATTAGCGCTGATGGCGTTGCGTACCGTTATGCGGTCGCAAGTGCCATTCAAAGCGCCCGGCTTAATATCCGCACGGCCGCTCCACTCAAAATCCGTATTGAATGTCACATGCCTGACCGCCGGCGCCGCGATCTGGATAACCTGCAGAAGGCTGCATTCGACGCTTTAACCAACGCGGGATTCTGGCTGGATGACTGCCAGGTTATTGACTATCGCGTTGTGAAAATGCCTGTCGTTAAGGGCGGGAAATTAGAACTCACCATTACCGAGCTGGAGACCGCATGAATCTTGAAAGCACCCTCAAATATCACTTTGCCAAATCGACAATGATTAGCGACTCTCCGCGCGCTACGGCGTCAGACTCATTAACCGGAACGGATATCATGGCTGCGATGGGCATGACGCAGGAACGGGCCGCCATGGGTTACAGCGCTTATCTCGGGAAGATGGGTATCAGCAAGAATGACCGGGAGAGGGCGATCGAATTGCTGGCCCAGTATGCGCTGACCAAGTGCGATCGGGTGGCTGCACTGCGCAAACTGGATGCCGGGGTTAAGCCAATGGTGATGCATCAGTTGGCCAGCTTCGCGTTCGAGGACTATTCCCGCAGCGCCGCCAGCGTGAAGCAATGCGATGGCTGCAATGGGGAAGGGTTTATTGATGCTGAGGTCTACAGCATGAAGTCTCACACTCCGGCAAAAGAGAAGAAATTCGTGAAGATGTCTTTGAACATGGGCGCGGAGGATATTCGTCCTTCTGAGTATGAGGTGCACAGGCAGGTCAGGGAGGTAGCGCGCGTTCTCTGCCCTCAGTGTAAGGGGAAGAAGGTAGTAAGCTGTGCCTGTAAAGATTGTCATGGCCGCGGGAGAGCTGTTAATCAGGCTCTTACAGAGCAGCAGGGCGTTCCGGTTCTGGCTAATTGCAAGCGCTGCAGTGGGCGGGGGTTTGAGCGAATTCCATCAACGGAGGCTTACGCAGCTTTAAGGGAGATAACGGATGCAATCAGCCTCGATACATGGAAGAAATCTGTTAAGCCATTCTACGATCAGCTCATCACTAGGTTTGACATCGAAGAGGCCTGGGCTGATGCGCAACTGAAGCAGATAACAAAATAGGGCGTGAATTTATCGTGAACTATTTACTTTTCCCGAATCTGTGGTAATTTTGCTTTAACGATGGGTTATTGCCTTCGTTTAAAGCCCTGCGGTTAACCCCGTGGGGCTATTTTGCTTAATAGCGACTTAAGAATATCTAAAACCATTCAACCCTGCGGTGACTTAGAATTTCCCCAACAACGCAGGAGGGAATATGGAAGAAGGTTTCTACTGGATTCAGCACAACGGCAGGATTCAGGTTGCTTACTTCAGCAATGGCGTTACTGAAGACCTTGAGACGGGACTTACTTTTAATGGTATTTGGCATCTGACACAGGGTGACGACATCTGCGACAACGGAGAGGCCGAGGTGATTGAAGGCCCTCTCCCTCTACCATTTAGATGAATATATTCATCTGATTATGTGGCAGATTCTTCATACTGCACATATGCTTCTTAAGCATCCTGCGGAATGGATGTTTCTGAAAGCGTTTTTGTGGTGGATCCCCCTAAGCGGAGGGGCGGTTCAGCAGGACATTTCTCCAGAGTGTCCAACCAGCGCGCGGAAATGAATGCTGTGATCATTTCCACCGGGAGGCACCCGGCACCACTCCCTCAGTTATTGCCAACTTAGCTATTTATGCCTGCTTGTCCGAGCAGGCTTTTTTTTGTGAATGGTGAACAGTATTGACCGGGTGAATGAATTAATCGTAATTTATTCACGTGGTGAATCCTTTCTAAGCGAAAGGGCGTTCCAGTCAACTGCTATCTGCAGGTATGCACGCGTCTTTGCTGACTGGGGTAGAGTCACCGGGAGGCACCCGGCACCATGACAACAACAATACAAGTTTCAAATTCCTTGAGAGCCTGCCATAAAAAGCAGGCCTTTTTTTATGGCTTGGAAAACTACTGCTACTCTTTAAGTCGTGAGAAGTTACTGAATGCCCGGTGGTTCTCCTGATACTAATGTGAATCAGTCGATACAGTCTCACTACTGAGGTATTGGTTTCACTCACACCTACCTTACAAATAGTCAACTCATTGGCCCGCTTCAAAAGAGCGGGCTTTTTTTCTCTCCATTCAAATTTTCTGAATGGGGTAGCCAAGGAAAGAGGGGGCTAAATGTCTGATCATGTTTCTGTCACTAATGTAATGGCTGGTGGACATTTGATAGCTAGCTCAGTGCACAAAAAAAGTGCGGAGAACGACATCAATCTTCTCCGCATGAATAATGCCAGTGCTACCTGCTTGTATCTCTTTTTTCCCTGCGAGGATAAGTCATTAACTTAACGCAAATGATAACATTTAAAAATTATGTGAAAAGTTAATTATTTTAAGGAGTTAAATAGATCTTCTTAAGGATTATTTAATCTATTGCACTTCTCAGGAGAAGGAAGCTGCAGCAGATTTAAATCCTCACAAGGCAGCCGTTTGGCAGCCTTTTTTTATTCCAAAATCAGCACCCGCGCCTAGCGAGGTGAGAGACCATGAAAATGAATGATTCAGGGAACATCTTCACGCAGTTCTTCGCGTGGGTAGCAGCTCTGGCGTCAGCCATTGGATTTACCACTCAGGATCTGGTGTTCATGTTCTTTGGCGCTGCTGGTCTGCTTATCTCGCTAGCCTCGTACATTAACGGGCGGGTAGATGCAAACCGCAGGCGTAGAGAGGATGAGAAGCGAACAAAAATGGTCAATGACTACCTGAAAGGCGTTGGTGATAAACCCCTCCACGAGCGTCCCGCTGCTGCAAGCGTGGTCGTTGAGGCATTACACAAGGAAGGTGAGTGATGGGATCCAGAGCAAAGTTGAGTACCGCAGTTCTAGGGCTGATACTGGCTGGTGCTCCTGCATCCGTAATCCTTGACCAGTTTCTGAATGAGAAAGAGGGTAACAGCCTCACGGCCTACAAAGATGGCGGCGGTATCTGGACGATTTGCCGCGGCGCAACGATGGTTGATGGTAAACCGGTTGTGCAGGGCATGAAATTGACTCAGGCCAAATGCAATCAAGTGAACGCCATCGAACGCAATAAGGCTTTGGCGTGGGTTGATCGCAATATTATGGTACCGCTTACCGAACCGCAAAAAGCCGGGATCGCATCTTTTTGCCCGTACAACATCGGGCCAGGTAAGTGCTTCCCGTCCACGTTCTATAAGCGCATTAATGCCGGTGACCGCCGCGGGGCATGCGAGGCAATCCGCTGGTGGATTAAAGACGGTGGTCGCGATTGCCGCATGACTAAAGGTCAGAAGAACGGCTGCTACGGTCAGGTAGAACGGCGCGACCAGGAAAGCGCGCTGGCGTGCTGGGGGATCGACCAGTGAAATTTAATCTTTTACCAATCGCGGTTGTGGTTATTGCTGGTCTGTCAGTCGCACTCGTTAAAAGTTGCTCAGACACCAACGGCCTACAGAGTGATAACGAGGTTCTGCGCAGTGACAATGCTCTGCAGGAGCAGGTAATCGCTACTCAGGCATTCAACTTCAATCGATTCAATCAGGTTGCAGAACATGCCAACAGGCTTAACTCCCTGATCGACACCAGCACCGAAGAAACCGTAATCGAATACCGGGAGATTCTCCGCCGTGAAAAAACCTGTGATCTGCCTGTTCCTGCTGACATTGCTGGTGGGCTGCTCGAATACGCGCACCGTTTACGTGCCAGCGCCATGCACACCGATTCCAATGGACCTGACACAGCCGATGATCGTGCCATTGCCACCAGCTCCATGACGTACTGCCAGGCAGTCTTGTGGATTAAGCCGCTACTGGCCGTAATTGAGAAGGGCAACAATAATTTCGCTGGCATAAGGCAGATCGAGCAGGAAAGAAAGAACTAGGGATGGCTCGTCCTTGAGCACACGGGTATTTCTGAACGACGGCTTTATCTGACATAGAAAAGCCTCCTTTAAATTTTAGAAAACACATGAGATTTAACAACTAAAAGTGGCAAATCAAAAAAAGCCCTCACCGTGAGGGCACCGGAGTCTCAGTTTCACTTGCTCTTTTTATCGATGATTCCCTGGAGTTGGCATTCTCCGCATCAGAGTCCTGAACAGTTTGGCAGTCAGGCAGTAATCAACAAGCATAAGCGCTAGTGATTAAGATAATCCTTACCTAATCATTTGGGCCGGGCAGTAACATCAAATGCTCTGATTATCCATAGGGCTGACATAGCGACTGTAAAGGTATAGAGTTGAGGTGTCTTTATGGAATGAGGATTAACATGAAAGGTAAAGTGATTATCGCTGCTATGGCTTTGGTTTCGTTCTGCGCTGTTGCTGAGGAAGGGCAGTATCTTTCTGACTTCGCCAGTGCAAAAAGCACGTCTAAAAGCTATTCCCAGCTTATTAGTAAAAACAAATTACCTGCATGGGTAAAAAGTGGTGGTACGAGCACGCCATCAACCGAAGTAACAGTTGCGGGCAAAAAGTATATTGCGCTATCAGGATGTAAACCACACAGCTGTCCAGAACAGAATATTGCTGTTCTCTACTCACCTGATAACGGTGATATCCATGGTGTGTTTTCTGATTTCAATGCAGAAAAGAATCGTGAGACATTGACTTGGTTAAACCTAGAACCGATTGATTCTGATGCGATGAAAAATGCGCTTTTCAACCGGCTGTACGGCAATTAAATAACCCATGCTTCAAACTGTAACCCACCAGTTTGAAGCTTCAAAACACAAATCAATCGCCACTTAGTGTGTTGGTCGCTCACATCGCACCCTCATTCCGCTTAACTTTAGCAATGAATTCCTCTGTGATTGATAGACCCGCTATGATTTCCGAATTTAAGACGGAAGCTCCAAATTGGCTTACAAGGTCCAGAAGCGTTTCATATGTCTGGATGAGTTCCATTAGATCGGAAATCACTAATTGGTCATGCTCAGTGCGCAAATGAGACCGGGCAGAGGCTTGATGCACTATCCACTCGAGATTGGCCTTGATTTTCTGTACGTCATCGTAGTTATACATATTTCATAAGCTTAAATCCTCATTTCAAGATTTCTTTGAGAAAAAATACTTCATTGCTTCAAATACTGAAGCTGTGAGTGACGTCTAAAGTTCATTCAGTTTAGAGGTAACAATGGCTAAGCCGGACTGGGGCGAGCTGCAGAAGCGGTTCCTGTCTGATCACGCTGCTACTGGCATATCCCCTAAGGAATGGTGCGAGACACATAACCTTAATTATGTAACTGCTCGTGGCTATATCAAGAAAACTGCTGCGCAAAATACAAAAATTTACCCGCGAAAGATAGTGCGCACTGCGCAGAAAGATAAAAGCGCAGATGAGCTGGTGGACATGGGAACCTGAAAGGCGTATGCGATCAGCTGCGGTGCTGGACTCATGCTGGAGGCAAACAGTGGAAAGGGTGAGTAACGCGCCGGGAGAATGAGCGCGAATTCTGCATGTGGGACCATAAATGAGCTGATTAACCGCGATCATCTGCGCTGTCGTTATCTGCCTGCTGGTTTCCATGGCCTGGGCGATTAACCATTACCGCGACAACGCCATCACCTACAAAGACCAGCGCGATAAAGCCACGGAGAAGCTCAGCCTGGCGAACGCCACCATCAAAGACATGCAGACCCGCCAGCGTGATGTTGCTGCGCTGGATGCCAAATACACGAAGGATTTAACTGATGCGAAAAAGCAGCTTGATGATCTGCAGCGTTGTCTTCGCACTGGCAAGTGTGGGCTGCACATCAACGCCAAATGTCCAGCGAACGGAGCGGCCGGCGCCAGCGGCATGGGCGATGCTTCCGGCCCCCGACTTACTGACTCCGCTGAACGGGATTATTTCACCCTCAGACAGCGAATCGTCAAAGTAACGAAGCAGATCGGTTATCTTCAAGAATATATAAAAAATCAGTGTCTTAAGTAACCGATCGGCAGAGAAGAGTTTTTTATCTCACTTAAGCTTTAACCTTAATAACTCACGCATTTCTTTTTTTGCACGAGCAACAAATTCATCCTCAGTTTCGTTTTGGCGAGTAGGCCCAATTTTAGAATCGAGTTCATCAAGGAAAGAATCTTGAGTAACGATCTTTTCGGCTTGCTCAGAAAACTTAACAATATCCTTGTTGCTCCTATTGTTGAACGCGCCGCTAAGCGTTATCCCAGTGGCGATCTTAGTGACAAGTGCGGTGGATTTAGAGATAGTGCTTGTAAGTGAAGCAATTCCAGTACCTGTACTACCTGCTTTCGCTACTACATCTTTTAGCTTTACCATGTTATGCATCCTTGCGTTGTTGGAAATATTCTCTGAAGAGGGAGGTAAAGCTCTCGACAATCGCATCTATTATCTTTTCTTTTTGTTGATCGCTGAGCCCGTCCCACAAACTCATAAAAAAACCAAACAGTTTAACAAGCAAATTTAGCATTAAAAATCCCCTTTTTTATCAGCTTTTTCAGTAAATTATATCAAATTATGACCATGTGCAAACGATTCAAACAGTTTCGCTAACTAACAATCGTCTTAGATAGACAAAACATAATCCCATTCCGAAGATTGAGAGGTTCTCAATAGCCAACATCTACCAAATCACACTAACCACCCAAATAGGCGAAACCTTCACGGGCAAGATGTCACGACGTCAGCCTGAGATGGTTAACGGCTTTGTGCCGCTGACTACCGAGACGGGAGAGTGGCTTAAATTCGCTTCCGCCGATTTGAAACACGTGCGTTTCAAGCCAGTATCATCTGAGGGTGATTACGAGGGAAGAACATCATGAAAGCGAGTGTAGATGTTATCAGCTTCACCCTCTATGTAAGAGTGCACTTGGCGCCCTTACGTGAAGTGTTTGATGAGTTCCAGCGAAAGGTGAGTGAGCTTAGTCCACGAATCACAGCAAAGGACACGCTACGAATCCTACTTCTCGGAATGACCTTCGGTTACCTTAAGGTCAATTCAAGCTTGGATGATAAGCTCATTCAGATAAACTTAGAGGATAAGAGGTAGAATGGCGATTATTGCTGGCAATAGTATTAAAACGAAGGATGCTCCAATTTTCCATGCACTGTTAATTTTCAAATTAGATATCGCAGCTTGCAAGGCTGTTACACCAAGGGCTAAAAAGGTTAGAGCAAGCTGAAAATTATCCTCTCTATAGCTTAACGCCAACCAAAGCGCAGTAAAATAAACTACTACCGCAACTATAGACACAACAATCCTGAAGCCTAAGTGTTCTGGCTGAAACTCGTTTTTCCAGTTCATTTATCAATCCATCATGGTTAATTAATGGCACTCACCGACAAGCAAGAAATGTTCTGTCGCAAGTACCTCATCGATTCGAACGCCACACATGCGGCTATTTGGGCGGGGTACAGCGTAAATACCGCCCGTAAAATTGGCAGTGAAAACCTCACAAAACCAGACGTTCATGATTACATTACAGAACTAAAGTCACAACGCTGTGATTTGGTAGGTATCGACGCTGCGTATGTATTTCGGCGTCTTACCGAACTTGATCAGATTGATGTTCTCGACATACTAACCTCTACTGGTGAACTCAAGCCAGTGTCGAAGTGACCGAAGGTTTGGATGGAGGACTATGCTTTCCGGGTTGAATGTGATTGAGGTGTTCGCCGAGGGAAACACCTCGGCGCAGTTCAAGAAAATTAAATGTACTTATAAGGTGAAAAACCTTGTTCTACTCGGAAAGCGGCATACAGTGACACTCATAGAAACAAATGAGGTCAGGAATGTACATTAGAATGTTAACCATATGCCTGGCGACTATGTTGATCGCGAGTTGCGCACAAACTGGACCTGCAAGAGTTGAGGTAATAAACACGGCTTGAGATTGGGTTAAACCCTCTATGGAACGGATCTCGACTGGGATATGCTGGAGTAGCAGACGAAGAAGGCCATACTGACGCACAACAAATCGTGGCGGACGAACTGCGAAAGGCTGAGCGCATCGATGTCATCACAACAAGAGTAGGGGTTGGAACGATTGCCGCAACAACTGTGATATGTCTGATTAAGTTGCATTTTTTAGCTTTGGATATTCATAATGACCTCACACAAAATTGGTGAGGTCATTATGTCTACAGGTAGAGTAGTTTTAACGGACTTAAAATCCGACAACAATTCTGTTTTTACATTGACAGCGTTAGGGAACAGAGCAGTGACATACCTTCATGATCTTGATAGTGGTCATGCCGAGTATTGCCTACATCATGCTCATTTCTCCCGTGAGTTCAGCATAAAGATCGATGGTACCAAAAGGGCTATCTCTCTATTCCATGATGGAAGAAAAGTATTCACATTAGTGGGGGAGGTAATTCATAACAATGAAATGTACCGCTATGGGCAAGAGCCGTTTAATTTAAAACCACTCAAAGTTGGTGATGAATTACACGCTACAGATCACGCTAACCCAATGAATAAGCTTGTACTGAAGATTATCAGCTTAAACGCTTAATGAGTCTCTTATCCAGCATGTCTGATTTTCATCCTAGCCACTGGCACATGCTGGTGGCTTTTTTGTTGCCATCACCATAGGTAGACCCATCGTAATCGCAATAACCGATTGATGAAGATGAAGAAAGAACTAGTCCTCCTCTTCTTCCTCCATTAAATCGTCATTTGATTCATTTGGCGGAACAAACTTGTCAGTAATCCTTACTGGAGCCTTGCGGTATTTACGTACCATTTTCGCTTCGATAAAAGCGAAGACCTCGTCCAAATCAATCATGACAATACCCTCATCTAGACAGGCTACATAAAGCTTAGCAAGTGTAGTGTCGTGAAGCTTAGAGGTCCCCAGTAAGTCACGCATTTGCTTGCGATCTATAAGGAAACGCCCGCGAGCTTTCCCTCCAAATGCTTCCTCATAGATTTCTACATTCATTATATGTGCGACTTCATTGATTCGTTGCTGAGTTACCTTCATTTCATCACTCCGGATCTAAAATGGTTTTCTATAGGTGGTCTTCACTATCTATAGTGCATCCATCAATGCATTTTGTCAAGTGATGTGTACTCTATGGGTGGAAATTGGTTCACTTTTTGAGTTTGCATTGAACTAGGGGAAGTTACTTTATGTCAAAACCGGACTGGGGCGTGCTTCATCAACGGTTCCTGTCCGTCCATGCCGTAACCGGCATATCACCGAAGGAGTGGTGTGAAGCGCAGGGACTGAACTACGCTACCGCCCGTCGATATATCAAAAAACCTTCTGCGCAAACTGCGCAAAAACCTGCGCAGAAAAAAATGCGCACTGTGCAGAAAAATAAAAGCGCGGATGAGCTGGTGGATGATGATGGGTTAACGGCACAGCAAAGACGCTTTGTCGCAGAATACCTGAAGGATGGCAATGCCACACAGGCAGCTATCCGGGCTGGCTACAGTAAAAAATCAGCTGAACAAATCGGCTATCAACTCCTTCAAAAAACTTCAGTTGCTCAGGCCATTGCGCGGCAGCAAAGAGCTTCAATTGTGCGCACGCTAGGCAGTGCCGATGAAGTGCTCGCGCAGATGTGGCAACTCGCCACCTTCGACGCAAACCAGCTTTCGCAGTATCGCCGCGGTGCGTGTCGTTATTGCTGGGGCTTTGGTCACCACTACCAGTGGCGGGATGCAGTTGAGTTTGAAGAGAAAAGACTCGAGGCTGTTGAGCGTGACAGACGTGAACCTGAAGATTCCGGCGGTTACGGTTACGACCACACCCGAGAGCCCAATCCAGAATGCCCGCGCTGCAACGGCGATGGTATTGGCCAGCCTTACTTCCCTGATACGCGCAAACTTCCGGCAGCTTCTCGTCTCGCTTACTCCGGCGTGAAGGTCGGCAAGAACGGCGTCGAAATTACAGCCATCAGCCGTGAGCGCATGTTTGAAGCTGTTATGAAGCGTCTTGGTCTTGCTGACAGCGAGTTTGCACAACGTCTGCAGCAGATTGAAATCGAACGCCGGCAGCTGGAGGTAGAAAAGCTTCGTAGAGAGTTGGCCGGTGATGGTGAGGACGATGAACCGACCCCAGTGCAGATCAATATCAACGTAGTGGATGCGAGGGCAGACGATGGGGATCAGCCCGACACTTAATATTCCTCAGGCGCGCTTCCTTGCAATGCAGCACAAGTTTAAAGCCTACGTTGCCGGGTTCGGTTCCGGTAAGACGTGGGTGGGTTGTGGCGGCATCTGCAAAGGGATGTGGGAGCACCCTAAAATCAACCAGGGTTATTTCGCGCCGACGTACCCGCAGATCCGTGACATCTTCTACCCGACGATTGAAGAGGTGGCCTTTGACTGGGGCTTGAACGTCAAAATCAATGAGGGTAACAAAGAGGTTCACTTCTACGAGGGGCGACGATACCGCGGGACAACCATCTGCCGTTCGATGGAGAAACCCGGCTCAATAGTCGGATTCAAAATCGGTAACGCGATGGTGGATGAGCTGGACGTCATGTCGGCTGCTAAAGCGCAGCAGGCCTGGCGAAAAATCATCGCTCGTATGCGTTACAAGGTTGATGGGCTACGTAATGGCATCGATGTAACGACCACACCGGAAGGTTTCAAGTTCGTCTACCAGCAATTCGTGAAGGCGGTGCGTGAAAAGCCAGAGCTTGCGGCTCTATACGGACTGATTCAGGCCAGCACGTTCGACAATGCGAAGAATCTACCGCCTGATTACATCCCGTCGCTGCTGAGTTCTTACCCTGACGAACTGATTCAGGCATACCTGCGAGGGAAGTTCACTAACCTCAACAGCGGGACCATTTACCACACGTTCAACCGTAAGCTGAATAACTGTTCTGACGAGATTCAGGACGGGGATCCGCTATTTATTGGTATGGACTTCAACGTGGGAAAAATGGCCGCGATTGTTCACGTAAAGCGTAATGGGCTGCCGCGTGCGGTTCGTGAACTCGTGAAGGTCTACGATACTCCGGCGATGATTAAGCGCATCCAGGAAGAGTTCTGGCGCTACGAGGATGGACGCTACGTTAAGAGCCGGGAGATTTACATCTATCCGGATGCCTCTGGTGACTCACGCAAATCGCAGAACGCCAGCAAGACCGATATTGCTCAGCTCAACGATGCCGGATTCAGCGTCATTGTTGATGATGCCAACCCGCCGGTTAAGGACCGTATCAACTCGATGAACGCCATGTTCTGTAACGCCAACGGCGAACGCCGCTATCTGGTTAATGTCCAGAACTGCCCGGTTTACACCGAGAGCCTCGAGCAGCAAATCTGGGCGGCAAATGGAGAACCGGATAAATCAGCAGATAACGATCACCCCAATGATGCTGGTGGGTACTTCATCGTGAAGGATTATCCGATCGTGAAGCCGGCATACTCAATCACAATGGACACAACTTTCTGATATGGCAAACGACGATATCACCTGGGTTCGACCAGAACACCGGGCGGCTTCTGCTGCCTGGCGGAAATACAGGGACTTCTGCAAAGGAGCTGAGGCCGTAAAGGCGGCGGGTAATAAATATCTGCCTTATCTCGACCCAACCGATAAATCCACACGCAATCGCAAGCGCAATGAGGACTACCTGAGCCGCGCTGTGTTCTATGCGATTGCCGGCAATACGAAGATCGGCATGCTTGGGATGGCGTATCGCAAGGACCCCACGTTTAATGGTCCTGAAAAGCTGAAGTACCTGCTGGACAATGCTGACGGGGCCGGTACCAGCATCTATCAGCAGTCGCAGCTGGTGACCGAGAACGTGCTGGAGGTGGCACGAGAGGGGCTTTATGTTGACTACGCAGAAGCATCCGATGAGGCGATCATCCTCCGCTATCCGGCAGAGAACATTATCAACTGGCGAACAAAGAGAATTAACGGACGCTATCAGCTGGTGCTGGTGGTACTGCGCGAATGCGTAGAAGAGCCGGATGGCTACGCTTACAAGGATGAAATCCAGTACCGAGAGCTGGCGCTGGAAGAAGGGCGGTTCATCTGTCGGGTATGGCGCCGGGCTGGTGGCACTGCAAGCGGAACCTACACCGTTGACAGTGAGTACCACCCTAAGCCCAAAGGAAAGGACTACTGGGACGAAATCCCGTTCACCTTTGTCGGTGCTCAGAATAACGATCCCACTATCGATGATTCACCGCTAGCTGCGCTGGTGGAGATAAACCACGGTCATTATCGTAACAGTGCTGACTATGAGGACAGCGTGTGGTTCTGTGGCCAGGTGCAGCCGTACATGACTGGGCTCGATACCGGCTGGCGCGATCACCTCGAGAAGAAGGGCGTGAAAATTGGTTCCCGATCACCGCTTTTGCTTCCCAAGGAGGGCTCGTTTGGCTATGCCCAGGCTCAGCCCAACATGCTGGCTAAAGAGGCCATGGACAGCAAACGCGATTACATGGTGCAACTTGGCGCCCGACTGATTGAGCAGAACACCACGGCGAAGACGGCTACCCAGGCGAGCGGTGAGCAAACATCCTCAACATCTGTGCTCGGTATCTGCGTTTCAAACGTTTCTGAGGCCTATACGCTGGCGCTTGGCTGGTGTGCGAAATACCTAGGCATTAAGGGAGAGTCGACGAGTTACACCATCAATCAGGAATTCATCGCGAAGGTTGCTGAGTCGGGCATGGTGACGGCGATCGTCAACGCCTGGCAGTCCGGTGCGCTTCGCGATAGCGATATGATTCGCGCACTGCAGAAACTCGATCTCATTGACCCGGCCGACAGTCCGGACGAGGTTATTGATACGCTTCGCAATCAGGCACCAACGTTGACGGGAGGCTGATATGCCCACCATTAACGAAAGCCTGCGTGATGAATCGATCGCACATTCCGTCTGGTTAAGCCGCTACGCCACTGGAGTGGCAAACCGGATGGTGAAGTTGCTCAGCGAGACGGACGCAGAACTGTCGGCACGCCTGCTGGATGCGCTGGACAGATTGCCGCCGGAGAGCTTCACAGTTAATCGCCTGCAGAGTTTACTGGGCAGCGTGCGCGATCTTAACCATCAGGCCGTAGCCACCATGCAGGCAGGGCTCGAGAGTGAGCTGGTGGCGCTGGCAAAGAACGAAGCCAGTTATCAGCTGAACCTGTTCGATTCCCTTCTGCCATCACAGGTCCTGTCTCACTATCCGTTGCAGGGCATCACCGCCGATATGGTGTATGCCGCGGCGATGGCGCAACCCTTTCAGGGGCGGCTGCTGAGTGAGTGGGCGGAGAATCTGGAATCGGACAGGCTGGCGCGTATCGTGAACGCCGTCCGCAGGGGGTATCTTGCTGGCGACACGGTAGAAACTATCGCGCGCAATGTTCGTGGCCACGCCAACAAAGACTATCGCGACGGGGCGCTGCAGATGAGCAGGGCAAACGCCGCCAGCATCGCTAAAACAGCTGTGAATCATCTGGCTGCCACAGCGCGCAACAGCTTCACCAGTGCCAACAGCGATATCGTGAAAGGCAAACAGTGGCTGTCTACGCTGGACAATAAAACCAGCCACGACTGCATTATTCGTGACCTGCTGCGTTACACCCTGGATAACAAACCGGTCGGGCATAAGGTGCCTTACCTGCAGGGACCCGGGAAGATTCATTTCTGCTGCCGTTCTACTGAAACTCTGATTCTCAAGTCTTGGCGCGAACTCGGCATTGATATTGATGAGATGGACGAGGGCACTCGTGCCAGCATGGATGGCCAGGTGCCAGCTAAAACCTCGTATCTGGAATGGCTCGCGCGCCAGTCGGCACAACGCCAGGATCAGGTTCTGGGTGCCGAGCGTGGACGTCTGTTCCGCGCGGGTGAAATCGACCTGGCTGATATGTTCACTGACAAAGGCGAGTGGATCAGCCTGGAACGGCTGAAGCAGCTCTCAGGCACAGACAACTAACAATCACATCTTACTCCACGCCCTGGCATCCGCCGGGGCTTTTTTATGGGCGAGGCCCGGCAAAATCCCGAGGGGAAATTATGTTAATTCGAAACATGCTTCTGAAATATTACGCACCTGAAAGCGGCGGCGAGGGCAGCGGTGGCGGTGGTATCGAAATCACCCCAGAAATCCAGAAGCTGATTGATGAGCGTGTGACCAGCGAAGTCACGGGCCTGAAATCGAAAAACTCTGAGCTGCTGGGTACCATCAAGCAGCAAAAAGAAACCTTGTCACGCTTCGATGGTATCGATCCTGATGCTGTGCGCGGCATTCTCCAGCGTTTTTCCGACGACGAAGAGGCAAAGCTGATTGCCGCCGGAAAAATCGATGAGGTGCTCGATAAGCGCACCGAGCGTCTGCGTGCTGACGTTGATAAGCAGATTAAAGCCGCAAATGAACGCGCGGACAAAGCCGAAGCGTTCTCCAACAAATTCCGGGATCGAGTTCTGGGCGATGCAATCCGTGCAGCAGCCTCAAAAGCTGGCGCGCTGCCGGAAGCATCCGACGATCTGATTCTGCGTGCCAAAGGCACATTCCAGCTCAACGACGAAGGCGAGGCCGTAGCAGTTGATGCAAATGGCGATGTTCTGTTCGGTAAAGACGGCAAAACCCCACTAAGCCCGCTTGAGTGGGCGGAGTCTCTTAAGGAGACGGCTCCGCATCTGTTCCCACGCGCAGAAGGCACCGGCGCGGGCGGACACAAACCAAACGGCGTTGGCAGCCTGAAACGTTCCGAAATGAGCGCCAGCGACAAAGCGGACTACATCCGCAAGCATGGCCAGCAGGCCTTCCTCAAACTTCCGAAATAAGGGATTAACCCATGTCTACCACTGTTAATAGTGACCTGATCATTTATGACGATCTGGCGCAGACCGCTTTCCTCGAGCGTCGCCAGGACAACCTGGCAATTTTCAACGCGTCCTCCAACGGCGCGATCCTGCTGGATAACGAACTGATTGAAGGCGACTTCCGCAAGCGTGCCTTCTACAAGGTGGGCGGCTCAATAGAATCGCGTGACGTTAACTCCACCGAAAAGGTGACGGGTAAGAAGATTGGCGCCGGTGAAGCCGTATCCGTCAAAGCGCCGTGGAAATACGGTCCATACGAAACTACTGAAGAAGCGTTCAAACGCCGCGGCCGCTCGGTTGACGAGTTCTCCGAAGTGATCGGCACTGATGTGGCTGACGCGACGCTGGAAGGCTACGTGAAATACGGCCTGAAGGCGCTGACGGCTGCTATTGGCGCCAACGCGGATATGGTGGTCACCGCCGATATCGAAACAGACGGCAAGAAGACCCTGACGCGCGGCCTGCGTAAGTACGGCGATAAGTTCAACCGTGTCGTGCTCTTCGTTATGCACTCCGCCACTTACTTCGACATCGTGGATGAGGCGATTGCCAACAAAATCTATGAAGAAGCGGGTGTGGTGGTTTACGGCGGGCAGCCGGGCACGCTGGGTAAGCCTGTGCTGGTGACCGACACCATGGACGCGGATGCGATTCTCGGGCTGGTGACCGGGGCGGTGACTGTTACTGAGTCTCAGGCTCCGGGGTTCCGTTCCTACGACATCAACGATCAGGAAAACCTGGCGATCGGGTACCGTGCTGAAGGCGTGGTGAATGTCGACCTGCTGGGTTACAGCTGGGATACCTCCAAAGGTGACAACCCGGACCTGACCAAAATCGGCACTGCAGGTAACTGGAAGAAGCACTTCACCAGTAACAAATCTACGGCTGGCGTGCTGATTAAGCTGGGATCCGCAGCGGGGGAGTAACGCTGTCAGCGGATAAAACCTCCGCAACCGCTGACAGCACCGATGCGGTCACCATTTCCCTGAAGTACATGCTAAACGGCGCAGGTGTTTCCGGCAAAACCGTTGCCTGGAATTCAAGCGGCGGCACGCTCAGCACTGCCAGTTCTCAAACCGGCTCTGCTGGTGGGGCGACGGTCAAGCTTACCTCCGATACGGCTGGTACTTTCACGGTCACTGGTACTGTTGATGGTATTGCTAAATCGAGTGAGGAAATCACCTTCACCGCACCTGCTGCAGGCTAACCGATGGGGCGTAAGCCCCATTCAACGGATGCTCAGATGATTAATACTGATATCACCGCCGCTGACGTTAACAGTTACGCCAGCGAAGATGAACTGGCGTCATTTGCCACGCTGAGAGGAGTTGAGGTGCCTGAAAAGCTCACACCATTACTGATTAAGGCGATGGACTACCTAGAAGGTCTTGATTGGGTAGGTTCCAAAGCAGACCCTCGACAGCCGCTGGCCTGGCCACGCGCAAATGTCATTCTGGATGGACACGACTTCCCACCCGACCAGGTGCCGCGGCAGGTTATCACCGCACAATGCATGCTGGCTATCGAGGCGATTGATGGCGATTTGCTTTCAAGCGTTCGTGAGGCCGCGGTTAAAACCGAACGTGTCGAAGGCGCCGTAACCATGACTTATGCGGTTGCCGACGGTGAGGTGTTTACGCCAACTTACCCGGCGGTAATGGCTATTCTCGGCAACCTGGCTGGTGGGCGTGGATATGCAATCAATACTTTCGCGGAGCGCGCGTAATGGCCATCAACTATCAGCGAATGCAGGCGACAACGACTCGTATGCTCAAGCAGAACGGCATTGCATACAACGTCACGCGTAAGGGCACGTTAATCGTCATCGGTGGTGTGGAGCATCGTTCCGAGGATATCCAATTCACCGCCACAGGAGTGAAGACGGATTACGCGCCAGGCGAAATTGATGGAACCGTCATTGAAAACGGTGATGTACGGATTGTCTTCAGTGCTGAGAAGGACATTAAAACCGGCGATCTGATCGACGTGGACGGCGTAAGCCACCGCGTAGTTAAACCAAACCCCGTGAAACCGGGCGCTGTGGTGCTCTGCTACAAAGCTCAGTTGAGGGCATAACATGGACGATAATAAGGCGTTCACGGCTGCCATCACCGCGTTCGTGGACAAAGCCAAAGCGAATCAGGAAGCGGTCGTACGTGCTGTCGGCATTCGGATCCTTAATCAACTGGTGATTATGTCACCTGTCGGCAACCCCGAACTCTGGGGCATCAACCAGACGGCAGCCTCTTACAATCAGGCGGTATACGACCATAACGAAGCGCAAAAATCGAACCCTAATAATCTGACTAAAACCGGGCGACTTAAGAAGAAGGCTCGACTGGTGGATGGGATGGATATCAAAGCGCCGCCCGGATATACCGGTGGACGGTTTCGGGGCAACTGGCAGGTGTCTTTTGATGCACCGACCACAGATGAAACGGGACGTGTCGATAAAACCGGAAATCTGACAAAAGCCGCAGGAAATTACACGCTGTCGCTGTTCAAAGTCGGGATGAAGGCTATTTATTTCTGCAACAACGTCCCTTACGCGTATCGACTGGAGATGGGGCACTCTTCCCAGGCTCCGGGAGGGATGGTACGCATTACTGCTGCTGAGTTTCAGCGATTTTTTGAGGATGCAGTAAGGGAGGTGACTAAATGATTCCCGATATCGCGGCGGCGCTGGCCGCCAGGCTCGGCGAGTGGGCTGATGCTGAAGGGATCCCAATTGCCTGGGAAAACGTGCCTTTCACACCGCCATCTGATGGGCTCTATTTTGCTGTCCATGACATGCCCGCCACGCCGCGTACGGTAGACCTTGGATTGCGCTGCCGCATTTATTCAGGTGTATACCAGATTAACGTTGTGGCCCCAGCCGGCACAGGCCGTACCGATGTTGTGGCCCTGGCTGATCGCGTGGCTGAATTGTTCCCCGAGGGGCAGGAGATTGAAGGCAGGGGTTTTACATGCTGGATAGATCAAACGCCTGGTGTTTTCCGCGGGATCACTACATCTGTCTCTTATACCATTCCCGTTAGTCTCAATTATCGAGCTGATATCTCCAGCTAATCCTTGCAACCTTCTAAAACTGACCGGCACTTTGCCGGTTTTCCCGTTTCTAAAGGAGTAACCAATATGGGCTTTGCATTGCCTAACGGCGCTCACGTCTATCTGGCATCGGGTTATGGCCCAGCCATTACTTTCACCGGGGCGACGAACGCCGAAAATATGGTGATCACCGTGAGTGAAGCGGACGCACTCAAGGTGGGTGATATTGTTCATGTGAACTGCAACTGGTCCGGTGTTGATAACGTCATTGCAAAAATTGATGCGATTGCCGAAAGCGCCGTAACTCTTCGCAATATCAATACCACCAACAAAAACAAATATGCCGCTGGTGGCGGTACCGGTTCGATCCGCAAGGTGCTTGAATGGACCGAGCTGCCGCAAATTACTGAGGTGTCGAAATCTGGTGGCGATCAGAACACCACACAGATTCAGTTCCTGAGCGATGATCGCCAGCGCAACCTGAATACTTATAAATCCGCTGTCTCTCAGACCTACTCGATCGCTCACGACTCAACTCTCCCGGTATATCCGTTGCTGCGCCAACTGGACGAAGACGAAGAGACGGTTGCGGCTTACATGTACGTGCCGAAGGCGAAGGAAAACCGTTACTGGGCGGCCACGGCGTCCTTTGACGATACGCCAACTACTGCGGTTAACGAGGTAGAGACAGTAAGTGTGGTGCTGAACCTGCAGTCACCGGCGATGACGTTCTACAAGGTAACTGACGCTGCCGCCTGACCCGTCAGAGCTTTCACTATTCCATGCCTCCCATAATGGAGGCTTTTTTCGTTAAGAGGTATCGATGGCGACCAAATTCTCCCTTCAGCCAAAACCTACATTCAAGGCCAATGTCTCGATCCCCCGAGCTGGCGATGAGGATGGCGTGTTGACGTTCACGTTCAACCACAAGCCACTTAAAGAACTGGCTGACCTCGAAAAACTCGAAGGTAAAACCGCCACTGATTTTCTGATGGAAATCATTGCTGGCTGGGCACTTCCGGATGCATTCAACGCGGAAAACCTGTCGGTGCTGCTGGAAAACTATCCGGCGGCGATGAAGGCCATCCCGGAAACCTACTACCGCGAGCTGATGGGGCAGCGCGAAAAAAACTGATAGCGGTTGCCTCTGCGTTCTATACGCCTGAACCCACAGCGGCAGACCTGGCACCATACGGGCTTACGCCGGATGATTACGACGATCAATACATCGACGTCTGGCCAGATGTATGGACTTCATTCCTGGTGTTTCAGACTGTCAGTACGCAATGGCGAACGGGAATGGGGGGCGCGTCCGGGCTCGACTATAACGTTTTGCCCTGGGTGATGCGTTTGCACAACGTCGACGACGAGGCAACCGCGCTTTCGGACATCCGGGTGATGGAAAGTGCTGCGCTAAAAATTATGCATAAAGAGAGGGCGGAATGAGTAACGATATCGCCACGATTTCCCTGCGTGTAAATACCAGTGAGCTGGAGCGCGGCAATCAGGCACTGGATCGCTTTCAGGAAACCGCGACCGCCGCGGCAGGTAAAGCTGATGACCTGAACAGTACGTTCCGCACCGGTATCGATAACCAAAAGAAAAACAGCGAAAGTCTGAAGCAACAGCGCCAGGAGTTGCAGAACCTGCTGAATAAAATTAGCCCGGTAAACAAGGCGCTGGATGAACTGGACACGATCCAGGAGAGCCTGGCGAAGTTTCGCGGTAAAGGGCTGGTAGGGGATGAAGACTTTACTCGCTACAACAGCGTGCTTGAGACGACCCGAGCTAAACTGGCGCAGGTCATGGAGTGTGAGACCGCAGAGGGGCGGGCTCGCATTGAACAGGCACAGGCAGCACAGCGTGCAGCTGCGGCGGGCAAAACCTTTATCGATTCGCTGGAAGAGCAGGTCACAGCAATCGGAAAAACGCGCGCAGAACTATTAGAGCTAAAAGCAGCCCAACTTGGCGTGTCCGATCGTGCTGCACCGATGATCGCCCGACTGAAAGAGCAGGAGGAAGCGTGGAAGTCAGGAGCGATCAGCGCGGGGCAATACCGCAACGCGATGCGTTATCTCCCGATGCAAATGACCGACATTGTGACCTCACTGGCGTCCGGTATGCCGGTTTATATGGTGGCCATTCAGCAGGGCGGCCAGCTGCGCGATTCGTTTGGCGGTGTAAACAATGCTCTGAAAGCGATGTTGTCGATGGTGACTCCTGCCCGAGTGGCCATTGGTGGCCTGGCCGGTGCTGTTCTGATTGCTGCAAAAGCGGGTTCGGACTACTTCACCGCCTACGACGAAATCAACAAGGCTATTATCAGGACTGGCAACATTGCCGGCACGTCAGCGCTCCAGATCATGGCTTCCTCCCAGTCTATTGCTGCCTCTACTGGCGCGACTGTAGGAACCGTTCAGAGTTTAATGACTGAACTGGTTGGCATGGGATCGCTGACACAGCAGCAACTTGAAAAAGCAGCGGGCTCCACGGCGCTGGCGGTTCAGACCGGTATAGTCTCGGCGCAGGACATCACCAAAGCCTATAAGGACATCGAAAAAGACCCTGTTAAAGCGCTGCAGAGTCTCAACGAACAATATAATTTCCTGACCGTTTCACAGCTTAAGCACATTGATGAGCTGGTGAAGCAAAAGGACCAGACAGCGGCCGTTACGCAGGCTATGGACCTGTTTGGCGATACGATGGCAGAACGTGGAGAGCAGGCTTACGACTCGCTGACACCGTTTGGTCGCCTGTGGCTGGATATCAAGGGCTGGGCGTCTGGGGCTATGCAGAGTATCGGTCAGTGGGTTGCTGAGCTGGCATCAAACACACTGAAGGAATTCAACGCAATTTATTACAGCGTAGCGATCGTTTTCCAGAAGCTGAACCAGATCATTTCTTCCTCTATCGCGGCTGCGATTAATCTCATTCCTGACTGGGTGAAAACGGATACTTTGCAGGGATGGCAGGACTATAACGAACAAATGGCCGGCGCTTATGGCGACAGCGTCTCTCAGCTGAAAAAAGACTGGGATGCCGCTGATATCAGTGCAGGTAAATACCTCGATACGACCAGAAAGATAAGTACCGCAACCACCCAGAAGGATCGGGAAGGAGTCGCTTCTTTTGGCAAAAAGACCAAAACCGGAAAGCAGGGCTCTTTATCGGCTGGCGATCGCAGCACGGACGCTGCCCAGGCCGAGCTGCTGGCGCTTCAGGCACAGTTACGCGCGCTGCAGCAGCATAAAGGGCTGAACGACACTATCAGCCAGCAGCGCAAAGATCTGTGGACGACTGAAGCGAAATTTCAGGTGCTGGAGGAGGCCTCCCGATCTCGCTCTCTGACAAAGCAGGAGCAATCCCTGCTCGCGAGTAAAGACCAGGTGCTGCAGTTAGCGCGGCAGAAAGCCCTGTTGGGTGATCAGATTTCTGCGCAAGAACTGCTGAATAAGCGCATGGATACCTCGCAGAAATACGTCACGCAGATGGCAGAAAAGCAGGCTGCATTAGTGAACGGTGCCGGAATGAGTGACCTTCAGGCACAACGTGAGCTGGCAAAGAGCCAGCTTTCCTCTGGCTGGATCAACTCTGGCGGCACGCTTGACGACGAGGGCTATCAGAAGCAGCTTAAAGCGGCGAATGATTACTATGATGCAGAGGACAGGTTGCGTGGCGACTGGTTGACCGGCGCGAAAAAGGGTTGGGCTGAATTTGAGGACAGCGCGACTAATGTTTACTCGCAGGTGCAGACGATTACCAACAATGCGTTCACCGGGATGGCCAGCACACTCACTGACTTTTTTACTACTGGTAAATCTAACTTCTCAGACTTCCTGACTACCTTCCTGAAGGGCATAACCCAGATGCTGACTCAACTGGCTCTGGTTAATGGAATGAAGTCAGCCTTTGGTGGAACGGGTATCGGGGCGTTTTTTGGTTTCTCTGGTGGCGGTCTGGTGCCGGGATTCGATAGCGGCGGTTACACCGGTGATGGCGGCAAATACCAACCGAAAGGCGTAGTTCACGGTGGTGAGTTTGTGTTTACGAAGGAAGCGACCAGTGCGCTGGGTGTCGGTAATCTCTATGCGCTTATGCGTGGAGCTCAGGGATATGCAAACGGCGGCTATGTTGGCCACGCCCCGATGTATGGGCTGCAATCTTCGGCAACTGGCGGCGTAACCGTTCAAACGTCCGTGATCGTTCATAACCAGAACACTCAGCAGCAGGCTTCTGATGACAGTGACGCCATTTCTCGGGCTTACAAGCAGACCATTGATCAGTCAGTACGCGCAGGTATAGCCAAACAGCTCCAGCCTGGAGGTCTCATCTGGAATGCAACGAAATCAAGATAAAGTGCCTCCGCAGATTTTGCCGTTATGCCAATTCCTGATAGGATTAATCTCAATTTTTACTGATGGAATAGGGACATGAAAAAAATTGTAGGTGTGTTATTTCTTTCCTTCTTATTAGCCGGGTGCGATAAACCTAAAATTGACTCATCAACTGATGACGCAATGAAATCATCTATAGCCAAGGTCAGAGAATCTCTTCCGGAAAATAAACGGGAAGAATTTGATAGCGCTTTAAAGGTCGTAGCGTTCAGTAACATTAATATGGCTGACCTAATGCGAGCATCGTCAGAAAGTGACAAAGAAGATCTAAGCAAGAAGATGCGCGAGCCCCTGTCTGGCAAAACTGGAGAGGAAATCATCTCTTATGCTCAGCAAGTAACTGCCGAGAGGGAACTTAAGCAGAAAGAGCAGGCTATTCAGGAAATCAAAGAGCTTGAACAGAAAAAAGCTGACTCTGAGAAGGCCAAAGAAGAACTCAAAAAAGTACAGGTTCTATCATCTCGATTTAGCCTGGAACCTGAAGAGTATGGGAAGCCACAACCTATTATTCGCCTTGTTGTGAAAAACAATACTGATAAAGCTATTTCCCGTGTGTACTTCAATGGTGTGATAGCCAGCGATGGACGTTCAGTTCCATGGCTGGAAAAAGATTTTAACTACGAAATTGCTGGCGGGCTTGAACCGGGTGAAGAAGCTACTTGGGCATTGGCTCCGAATAAGTTTTCTGAATGGGGGCAGGTTGATGCTCCAGCTGATGCGGTCTTCACAGTTACAGTAACGAGAGTAAATGGTGCAAATAAAGAAGCGATGTTTGATGCTTCTGGCTTTACAGAGCAAGAAAACAGCAGGCTTGAAGATCTAAAGAAAAGATACCTTTGAGCTGACGTATCTACTTAACCCGCTTCGGCGGGTTTTTTATGCCCGGAGGAAAGGTGGCGATCGAAACATTTACCTGGCGAACCCAGATTCAGGCGGGAATGGAAGGGGAGCTTACTTACGCAACACGCTCTGCATCCTTCGGAGACGGATTTGAACAGATCGCCGGTGAAGGCATCAACCCTGAAAAACAGTCATGGCCGATGACCTTAACGGGAAAAAAAGCAGAGATGCTCGATGCGCTGAGTTTTTGCCGCAAGCACATCACAAAATCCTTTATCTGGACGTCTCCTGTCGGCGAAACCGGTTTATACCGGATTGAAGCTGATTCCATTAAAGTCCAGCCGCTATCCAGCAAAGTGATGACTATAAAAGCAACCTTCAAACAGGCATACGCACCATGATTACTGAAGATTATCAACACCTCGAACCGGGTGAAAAAATACGTCTTCTTGAGGTAGACGGTTCTGCGTTTGGTCTGGACGACGTTCTGCGCTTTCACGCTTATAACCTCCCGCATACTGAAGAAGAGATTGCGGCTGCTGGCGGCGACGAATCAAAGTTAAAGGCGAAGAGTATCTGGTGGCAGGGCGAAGAGTATGGTGCCTGGCCATATAAGCTCGAGGGACTGGAAGCGTCAACCGATGGCAGTAGCGCCCAGCCGACGCTCACCGTCGCCAACATTGACAGCTCTATCACTGCGCTCTGTCTGGCCTATGACGATATGCTGCAGGCCAAAGTTACGATTCATGACACTTTTGCGCATTACCTGGATGCGCGCAATTTCTCGGATGGAAATCCAACAGCAGATCCCTTGCAGGTGAGGAAGCGGGTTTTCTATATCGACGGTAAAAATAGTGAGCTTCCCGGTGAAAGTATCGAGTTTGTTCTTACCAGCCCGATGGATCTGCAGGGATTGATGATTCCGACCAGACAGTTGCATTCCCTTTGCACATGGTGCATCCGGAATAGGTACCGCACCGGCGATGGGTGCGATTATGCCGGCACGCTTTACTTCGACAGAAACAACAATCCGGTAAGCGATCCCTCATTGGATGAATGCAACGGCACGCTCACCGCCTGCAAGCTTCGGTTTGGTGAACACAATGAACTTCCTTTCGGTGGTTTTCCGGGAACATCTTTGATCAGGAGTTAACATGCGTCAGAAAACAATTCAGGACATCCTGTCACATGCTGCGAAAGACTATCCCCACGAATGCTGCGGCGTGATAGCGCAGAAAAGCCGGGTGGAACGCTATTTTCCATGCCGTAATCTGGCTGCTGAACCAACGGAACAGTTTCACCTTTCACCAGAGGATTACGCCGCTGCTGAAGACTGGGGGACGATAACGGGAATCGTACATAGTCACCCTGACGCGACAACCCAACCAAGCGAACTGGACAAGGCTCAATGCGATGCAACGTTGCTGCCCTGGCATATTGTCAGTTGGCCGGAAGGCGACTTTCGCACCATCACTCCCCGCGGTGATTTGCCACTGATCGGGCGGCCGTTTGTGCTTGGACACTATGACTGTTGGGGACTGGTGATGAGCTATTACAGGCAGGAACATGGTATCGAATTGAAAGATTACCGTGTTGATTATCCGTGGTGGGAGGACTGCTATCTGGACAATTTCTATCAGGATTGCTGGTATGAGTGTGGTTTCCGTGAATTCGACGGGCCGCTGCAACCGGGGGATATGGTGATCATGCAAGTTCAGTCTAACAAGTGGAACCATGCCGGCATATTGCTTGAAGGTGATATCTTACTTCATCATCTTTACGGTCATTTAAGCCAGCGTGTGCCATATGGTGGATATTGGCGTGAGAGGACAAACAAAATCCTTCGCCATCAATCGAAGTTTATATAATAATGAGCCCAACTTACTTCATTAACGGATATTAATGTGGCATTTGTCAACTTGAATAATTTTTATATTAAAATGGTCGTTGTCTGCGTTCCATTTGTCGTTGGGGTCGGGCTTGCATGCTTGAGTTTCTTCGGGCACAGTCACAATCTATGGACTGGGTTTGGATATTTGATAACGTCCGTAGCAGTGAGTTTTTTCCTGTTGCGATGGTTGGTATGGGGAGATTTGAACCTCGCCAATGGTTCAGCCATTGCTACAATCGGAGGTGGGTTAGGTCTGATAGGGATCTTGGCTGGTTCAAATATTACTGATCCTGCATTTATTCAAGTGCGCACCGATTTACACGAGTCCTTCTTAGATGCGTCCTTAAATTGCAAAGGTAATAAGACGTTATTTGACGGTGCTGTTACGTCTTGTTCAGCAGCTACTTCTAAGGATGCTTTGGCGTTGGGGCAAGAGTTGATTAAAGCCAGGTATTTAGCTCCGACATTATCTTTGGCAGATGGTGTGTATCATTCGAGCGATGAAGCTAAGGCGGATGCATGTTTAGTAAATTATTATTTACTTTCAAAGGAATGCCCAAGTAGCTTTATAGAATTCAATAAAAAACACCCAGAAGTTGCTAATCCGTCAGCCAAAAATAAGTAAGTTGATTTGAATTCTTGGATTGCGTGTTAAAAACATCAAAAAGTCTATCAACATTAATAGTCTCTCTTAGTCAAGAGAGACTTTGGAGGCATGTATGACATTTTTAACTGGTCAGCCGATGAGAACCATACGCCTCTATGGAATACTTGGCTCAACATTTGGTCGTGAATTCAAACTTTCTGTTGCTTCGCCTAAAGAAGCCATCCGTGCATTGTGCGTTATAGTGCCAGGCTTCGAGCGGTTTTTGAATACCAGCAAGCAGCGTGGGCTTACTTACGCTGTATTCAGCGGTAAGCGTAACCTGAACGATGATGAACTCTCTATGGATCAGAGTACCGCTGATATCCGTATCGCGCCGGTTATCCTCGGGAGTAAACGTGGTGGAGTATTCCAGACCATCTTAGGTGTGGCTTTGGTCGCAGTTGGTGCTGTGGCGTCATACTTTGGCGGTGGTGCTGTCGGCGTTCCTCTAATGCAATTTGGCGCTGCGATGGCCCTTGGCGGTGTCGTTCAAATGCTTTCTCCACAGACAACCGGACTTGCCAGCAAGCAATCGGCAGACAACAAGGCCAGTTATGCCTTTGGTGGAGTAACAAATACGACAGCTCAGGGCAATCCGGTACCACTCTTGTACGGACGGCGCCGTATAGGTGGCGCGATCATCTCCGCCGGTATCTATGTAGAAGACCAACAGTAAATAGATTTATCAACAAGCCACCTCCCGGTGGCTTTTTTTATGGGCGCAATATGGCTATAGCAACCGCTATTAAAGGCCGCAAGGGCGGCAGTTCAAGCTCAAGAACTCCTACAGAACAGCCAGACGACCTGCAGTCAGTTGCCAAGGCAAAAATCCTTCTCGCGCTGGGAGAGGGGGAGTTTGCTGGTGGACTTACTGCGCGCGATATTTATCTCGATGGCACCGCACTTGAGAACGCAGATGGTTCACAGAACTTCAGCGGCGTGGCGTGGGAGTTTCGTTCTGGAACTCAGGCGCAAAAATACATTCAAGGGATCCCAGGTACCGAAAATGAAATCAATGTAGGTTCCGAAGTTTCCAGCTCTACAGCGTGGACGCGCACGTTCACCAATACGCAGCTTTCAGCTGTTCGCCTGCGTCTAAAATGGCCTTCTCTCTTCAAACAGGAGGACGATGGCGATCTGGTTGGCTATTCGGTCAACTACGCATTTGACCTGCAGACAGATGGCGGTACCTGGCAGACGGTGCTAAATACCAGCGTGACCGGGAAAACCACCTCTGGTTATGAACGCAGCCACCGTATTGATTTACCTCAGGCGGGCAGCACCTGGACCATCAGGCTGCGCAAGATTACCGCAGACGCAAATAGCGCTAAGATTGGCGACACGATGACGCTGCAAAGCTTCACAGAAGTAATCGACGCCAAATTGCGCTATCCGAACACCGCGCTACTGTACATCGAATTTGATTCGAGCCAGTTCAATGGCTCAATTCCGCAAATTTCTTGCGAGCCCCGCGGGCGTGTTATTCGTGTGCCCGATACCTATGACCCAGAAACACGAACGTACAGCGGCACCTGGACGGGAGCATTTAAGTGGGCATGGACGGATAACCCTGCGTGGATATTTTACGATCTGGTAGTCACTGACCGCTTCGGCCTTGGTAATCGGCTAACAGCAGCCAATATTGATAAATGGACCCTTTATCAGGTCGCTCAGTATTGTGATCAACTGGTACCGGATGGTAAGGGGGGGAGCGGAACTGAACCGCGTTACACCTGCAACGTATACATTCAAGATCGAAATGACGCTTACACTGTGCTGCGAGACTTTGCCGCCATTTTTCGAGGTATGACCTACTGGGGAGACGACCAGATTGTTGCCCTTGCAGACATGCCCAGAGATGTCGATTTTACCTACACGCACGCTAACGTAGTTGACGGCAAATTTGTGTATTCCAGTAGCACAACTAAAAGTCGCTACACAAACGCTCTTGTTTCCTGGTCGGATCCGGCAAATGGCTATGCTGACGCAATGGAGCCCGTCTTCGAGCAGGCTCTGGTGGCGCGCTATGGTTTCAACCAGCTTGAGATCACCGCTATCGGATGCACCCGGCAATCTGAGGCTAACAGGAAAGGGCGCTGGGGGATCCTGACCAACAATAAAGATAGGATTGTAACGTTTGACGTTGGTCTGGACGGCAATATTCCTCAGCCTGGCTACATAATTGCTGTCGCTGACCGAAATCTCTCTGGCCGAGATTTAGGCGGTCGATTATCCGCGGTTAATGGTCGTGTACTCAAACTTGACCGGGTGCCAAGTGCTAAGGCCGGTGACAGGATAATGGTAAACCTGCCGTCGGGTATTACCCAATCCCGGACGATTCAGTCCCTGTCAGGTGGAATGGTTACCGTGACAACCGCCTTTAGCGAGCTTCCACAGGCCGAGGCCGTATGGGTCATTGAGTCTGATGAGCTCTACGCACAGCAGTATCGCGTTATTACAGTAACTGATAATAATGACGGCACGTTCACAATCGTCGGTGCAAATCACGATCCGGATAAATTCGATCGCATTGATACCGGAGCCATCATTGACCAGCGGCCGGTGAGCGTGATCCCGCCGGGCAACCAGTCGCCGCCTGCGAACATCGTCATCAGCTCGTTTTCTGTGGTGCAGCAAAATATCAGTGTCGAAACGATGCGCGTGAGCTGGGACCAGGCGCAGAACGCTATCGCCTATGAAGCGCAATGGCGCCGCAACGACGGGAACTGGGTTAACGTGCCGCGCAGCTCCACCACATCATTCGACGTCCCGGGGATTTATGCCGGGCGCTACCTGGTGCGCGTGCGCGCCATCAATGCTGCCGAAATTTCGTCAGGCTGGGGCTATTCAGAAGAGAAAACGCTGACGGGTAAAGTGGGCAATCCACCGAAGCCGGTTGGCTTCATCGCTTCTGAAAGCGTGGTATTCGGTATCGAGCTCAACTGGGGATTCCCGGCGAATACCGACGACACGCTGAAGACGGAAATTCAGTACAGCCTGACTGGTACCGAAGAAGATGCGATGCTGCTGGCCGATGTGCCTTACCCGCAGCGCAAATATCAGCAGATGGGCCTTAAGGCTGAGCAGATTTTCTGGTACCGCGCGCAGCTGGTGGACCGCAGCGGCAACGAATCAGGGTACACAGAATGGGTGCGAGGACAGGCAAGTATCGATGTTTCTGACATCACCGATGTGATTCTGGAGGGAATGAAAGACTCTGATACCTTCAAAGACCTGATCGAGAACGCAGTGGACAGCAACGAAAAAGTTGCAGGCATGGCGGATGACATTAAAAAGCATGCCGACGAGCTCGAGCAGCAGGCGAAAGACATCCAGGAGAACGCTGACGGGCTGGCGCAGGCCGAAGTGAAGATAGACGAGATTTCTGTTTCGATGGACGGCATGACAGGAGGCGTGAAGAACTCGGCAATTGCGATAATCCAGGCCAACCTCGCTCAGGTGGCCACACGTAAAACCCTGTCGGCTTCGGTTGCCGGTAACAGCGCGCAGCTAGACCGCATTGATGAGGTGATCGTCAATGACAGGGAGGCAACGGCACGCGCATTGCTGAGTCTGCAAACGAACGTCAACGGTAATACGGCATCCATCAACAGCCTGAGCGATACGGTTTCGAATTATCAGCAGTCTACAGCCACGCAGATAAATGCTATTACGGCGACAGTCAATGGACATACTGCCTCTATCACCACGAACGCCCAGGCCATTGCGAACGTAAACGGCCAGCTCAGCGCGATGTACAACATCAAAGTTGGGGTAACGAGTAATGGCCAGTATTACGCTGCAGGAATGGGGATCGGGGTGGAGAATACGCCATCAGGGATGCAGTCACAGGTTATCTTCCTGGCCGACCGTTTTGCCGTTACCTCCCAAGCTGGCAGCACTGTTTCTTTGCCATTTGTTATCCAGAACGGGCAGACATTCATCAATGATGCGTTCTTCCGTGATGCGAGTATCCAGTTCGGTAAAATTACGGATTCTCTGCAGTCTAATAATTATGTTGCCGGAAGCGCTGGCTGGCGCTGGGGTAAAGACGGAACGATGCAGAACTACGGGAGCGACAGTTCCGGAGGCATGAAGCAGACTAACGTCACCATCAGCATTCGGGATGCTAACAGGCTCCGTGTTCAGATAGGCAAACTTACAGGAGTGTTTTAATGGCCTGGGGTATTCAGACCTGGGACGCCAACGGCATCCCGAACAACTACGGTATCAAACCCGTATCAGTGGTAGGGCGTATTCAGCTTTCCGAGGGGCAAACCTCGGGCAACTGGTCCTTTACCATTCCGGCGGGGATGAAGGTCGGATTTGCGGTGTCCCTTGATAAGGGCGCGGTCTCGGTGGGTCGACGCATTATCGCTAACGGGAACACCATCACTCTCAGCACTGCCAGCGAAGTTGGTATTGGTAATTATCCGGCCTCGGAATGTGAACTGGTGGTCTTCGTGGAGAATGCATGATGGCAGATTATGGTGCACTGATTGCGCTGGAAAGCGGAAATCCGTTTATTACTCCTCAGTCAACGCCGTTTTGTCTGTACAGAAAGGTAGTGGTTAACTCAGTGGCAAATGGGGCATACCACGGTGCTTCTGCGACGGTAGCTCTGGATGCTTCTTATCCGGCGATGGTTTTTTGCAAAACGAGTGATACAGCCCAGCCCACTACAGTCGGGGCAACCCGGTCAGGAGGAAACATTCTTGTTGGTTCAAGCAACGCTTATGGTCAGTCACACACTCTGACGGCGTACATCTTTGCCATCTTTCCACAAACGTTGCCCGACTGGGGATTTGCTGTCTGGGATGAAGCCGGAAAGCTGGTACTGACAAACGAAAGCCGCGTGCTTACTGACCTCGTTACTGTCGGAACACCAGGAGCCTCAACGGGAGGGATTAACATTGATGTTACGTTGCAGGGTAGTTATGCGGTAGCACCTGCAATTCTGGGCTCACAAATCGTACAGAACAACAATACCAAGCCTCCAACAATCGTGAATATAACAGCCTATGCAGGCTGCCGCTTTAACGGTTCGTCGACCAGGATAAATGCCGCGCCTTCGACAACAGCTACTGGTTCTGCAGCGGGAGGGACAACCACAGGAATAGCATTGACGGCCATCAACACCGCAGCCTATGACTGATTGATCGTTTTGAGCGATCAATAACAAATAATTGATCTACATAATCAATTATACCCATCGATTTTGTATTGATATCTTCGAACCAACTGAATTCCTCTGGATACTTTCAAAATGAAAAGGCTAATTATCAGCATGGCGATCGCTTTAATGCTGTCTGGTTGTGCTGGTGTACTTGAGAAACAGGAACCTATTTGCAGCGGCACGGCATATATGGGTGACCATGAGAATACCGTTATGATTTACGGCGTTAGAAAACAAAACAACCAGACTCAATACCGGGCCGGATATCCCTTCAACTGGCGTTGGGTAAGTGCGAACACATTCACAAGCACGACATGTAAATAACTCACGACTTTGAATGCAAACCTCGCCTCGGCGGGGTTTTTTATTGCCTGGAGAAAATATGCTTTATAACACTGGCACCATCGCCATTAACGGAAACACCGCCACCGGCACGGGCACGAACTGGACGGCACCGGCCAGCCAGGTTCGCGCTGGCCAGACGATTATCGTCATGTCTAACCCGGTTCAGATGTTCCAGATTTCATCCGTGAACAGCGCCACGTCAATGACGGTTACGCCAGCTGCTTCCCCGGCGTTGAGCGGCCAGAAGTATGGAATCCTGGTGTCCGACAATATCTCTGTCGACGGACTGGCACAGGCCATGTCGCAGCTCATCAAAGAGTATGACGAGAATATTGGCGCGTGGGATACGTTCGCCACAACCTCAGCCAATCAGAGCATCACCGTAACCATCAACGGCACCTCCGTAACCATCCCTGGCATCGGTAAACTGGCACAGAAAGGGAGCAACGGTGCGCTTGCTGTCGCAGACGGCGGAACCGGCGCAACGAATGCCGCAGACGCTCGCAAAAACCTCGATTTGGGAGACAGCGCCACCAAAAACGTTGGAACGGCTGCCGGAACCGTGGCGGCCGGGAATGATTCGCGTCTTAACACCATTGAAGGAAAGTTAGGCGGTACTGTTACAGGAAGCATAATCTCAACCGCAGGTAATGAGGTCGGTATCGCTACTGGTAGTGGGGGTAATAAAGCCATTACTTTAGGTAATGTTGGCTCCGATGGTCCGGCCGAGAATTATGTTAACTGGCTTTCTGGTAACTATTATTCGGGCACCTGGCGGCTCGGTGCAGTACGCGGCGCGGGAACTGATTTAGCTCGGGTACAAATGAACATCTTTGACGGTGTAAGCTCCGGTGCTGATTTCCGCTGGTACCCTTATGGTGCGTTTCAGTCTAAAAGTCATATCGGCCCCGGTGAGGGGTACGGTGGCGGTTACCAAGATATTGTTAACGGCTACAGCACGAACACATCGTTTGCACGCCCAAACCTATCAACTCCAAACGATAGTGGATTTGTACCATTTGGCAGGTGGCATACCTATTGCTCAGGGGGGTATCACGCCGTTACCGCTCTTGGATCTATTTCCCAGGGGAAAAGCAACTGGCCATCTATTGAACTTGTAACCATTGGTGATAGCGGATCTGCAGGAACGCGTATTTTCTCGTTTAATACCGTTACCGCGGATATTTCAGTTTCAGGCAGTGGTGGTTTTGGGGGCAATTATATTTTCTCTAAACAACCAAACTGTGATATCGAACTGAAACATAGTGTGAAATACGATGATGGTTATCAGTCATACGAGAATATCAAGAAATTCCTGCCAGCAACTTACGTATACAACGATGACCCTTTGGAGAGAGTTCGCCGAGGTGTTATCGCTCAGGATGTCATGAAGATCGACAGTGAGTACGTAACGTTGGTCCCTGCAGCACCGAAATTTGATGGTGAAGGCAACAGGGTTGATGCTGACGATACGTTAGCGCTGGATAGCAACGTCATCATGCTTGATACCGTGTTGGCACTGAACTACGTCATTAAACAGCTGGAGGCAACACAGAAAGAGCTCCAGGAGCTTAAGCAAAAATAGCGGAATCATGAAGACTTAGCTTTCAGTCGCAGCCCGTTCTGGCATTTAACGGGCTTTGTCTCCCTCAAATCTGCTTACATCTGCGCCATTATTGAAAAATTTACAAAAGAGATAATTCGAAACGAGAGATAAACTTAGAAACGAAACGGCGAAGCTTTAAGCAGTGACGATAGGGCCTGTATCTTGCGGACACTTACAAATAAAACTACTGTATATAAAAACAGTATTTGAGGTGTGTGCAATGGAATTCATCAGGCCAACAGAACTGCGAGATATTATCGCTCTTCCGCTTTTCAGTGACTTAGTACAGTGTGGTTTCCCAAGCCCCGCAGCTGATTACGTTGAACAGCGTATCGATCTCAATGAGTTACTTGTCGCTCACCCGAGCTCTACATATTTCGTCAAAGCCGCGGGGGATTCAATGATCGAAGCCGGGATAAGCGACGGTGATCTGCTGGTGGTGGATAGTTCGCGCACGGCTGAGCACGGTGACATTGTCATCGCCGCGGTTGAAGGGGAATTCACTGTTAAGCGTTTGCAGTTGCGTCCAAATGTCCAACTCATCCCAATGAATAGCGCCTACAGTCCGATTGTTGTAGGCAGCGAAGATACGCTGGACGTTTTCGGCGTTGTTACTTTCATCGTCAAATCGGCGAGCTGAGTATGTTTGCGCTCTGCGACGTGAATTCGTTCTACGCATCATGCGAGACGGTGTTTCGTCCCGATTTGAAAGGGCGGCCAGTGGTTGTTCTTTCGAACAATGACGGCTGCGTAATCGCGCGCAGCGCCGAGGCCAAGGCGGCTGGAATTACAATGGGAGAGCCTTTCTTCAAGCAAAAGGACTTATTTCGGCGCGCTGGGGTTGTTTGCTTCAGCAGTAACTACGAGCTGTACGCAGACATGTCGAATCGAGTAATGACCACACTGGAGGAGTTGAGCCCTCGCGTAGAAATTTACAGTATCGATGAAGCATTTTGTGACCTAACAGGTGTTCGCAATTGCCGGGATCTTACTGAGTTCGGCAAAGAAATCCGCGCTACCGTTCTGAAGCGGACGCACCTGACTGTCGGGATTGGAATTGCCCAGACAAAGACACTGGCCAAGCTGGCCAACCACGCCGCGAAGAAATGGCAGCGGCAAACGGGAGGGGTAGTTGATTTATCCAATATCGACCGCCAGCGCCGATTGCTCGACATCGTGCCAGTAGAAGATGTATGGGGCGTAGGCAGGCGCATCAGTAAGAAGCTGAATGCCATGGGCATCAAAACAGCTCTGGACCTTTCTGAACAAAGCACGTGGATTATCCGCAAACACTTTAATGTCGTCCTGGAGCGAACTGTCCGGGAGCTGCGCGGCGAGCCCTGTCTCGAGCTGGAGGAATTTGCGCCGGCAAAGCAGGAGATCGTCTGTAGCAGGTCATTCGGTGAACGCGTCACTGATTACGAACAAATGAGGCAGGCCATTTGCAGTTATGCGGCCCGAGGCGCAGAAAAGTTGCGGGGAGAGCATCAGTACTGCCGCTTTATTTCTGCGTTCGTGAAAACCTCTCCCTTTGCGCTTAACGAGCCATATTACGGTAACAGCGCGTCCATGAAGCTTCTCACCCCTACACAGGATTCCCGCGACATAATCAACGCCGCGGTAAAGTGCCTGGACAAAATCTGGAAGGATGGCTATCGCTATCAAAAGGCTGGAATCATGCTGGGAGATTTTTTCAGCCAAGGGGTGGCGCAGTTGAACCTTTTCGATGAGAACGCTCCACGCGCAGGAAGCGATAAGTTGATGGAGGTGCTCGATCACTTGAACGCGAAAGATGGAAAAGGAACGCTTTACTTTGCCGGGCAGGGCATACAGCAGCAGTGGCAGATGAAACGGGATATGTTATCTCCACGATATACTACGAGGTATTCAGACCTAATAAAAGTTAGATGATTCTTTAAACGGTCTATTCATTCGAGCCTAATTATCGGCTATGAGTATTAACAGTAATATGTCTAAGACTATGCTTTTGTAATGTAAATAAGCTCCTGCAATTATACAGGGGCTTACGGATATGATGCCGGGTGCCTCCCGGTGAGTCATTGACCTAACCACTCGTGACTCGCTGCTTCAGAAATTCACGATGAGCCGCTTGATATACAAATCATCAGGTTAATTAGCCCTGCCGCTTAGGAGGATTCATCATTAAACCGAATGTAACAGCAATGCTTAGCAAATGATACAATATTTACTGATGTGCCTCATGATTTTCTTTCGCAGTTTTCAGGATCGCAGCATTTTGAGATGGTGAAGGCTGAAATAACGATGTTCATTTTTTTTCTTTAAGTCTTGAAACAAAGGTTAAGGTTTTTTCTTCTGGGCAAATCATTAGAAAAATTGCTGTGGGAAACTCTTCTAAACGTGTAATTCCATGCAGCATCTGGTAGAGTCTTTTTTTTAGTATTTCTGCTCCATCTTTTTCAGACTGCCACTCTAAAACTGCCTGCCCCTCTGAACCAATGAATGCATGGGATGGAAGTTTAACGCCTCGGTTTGACTTACTTGAATAGTTTCTGTCATGCAAGAGACCCAAGAGAAGAGGGTTGATATTATTATCTGAGGATCGTGCTTCAATAACTATTAATACTGTGTATTGTAGGATTTTCAT